TGGAGGAAGCAGATATGACACCAGGAAGGCCGCAACAATTGCCTTATGTATCACCACCAGATAAAAAAATGTCTCAGGAAAAATCTGGTAGTAACATTGTTGTTGAATGGATGTCAGCAATAAAAGAAATTGCAGAACATGGGCATGCCTTGTCTAGCGCAAACGTTCATTCGAAAGATGAAAAATTTCAAAGAATTATTGGTATGTGTAATGCAGTTATTATGGTTTTAAAGGAGGATTAATATATGGAATTTGCAAAAGCAGCAGCATGGATTTCAACTGCATTAGCAGTAATTGTAGGCATTGAAGTCACGCATTCAGCATGGTGCTTATGGGCGTTTTTGTTACCTTTATTAATGAGTTAAGACAATATGAGGAATGAAGTTTTAAATGGCAAAATATCTAATGAAATATAAAGGTACTTACAGACTAAAAGCTGCAATAGATCAAAGTACCAATGATTATCCCAGAGATGATTCTGGAGGAATAGATTCAAGTTTTGATGATATTTATATTAAGTGTTATGGCGGTGCTCAGATATATCATTATGGTTTTTCTACTCTTGTAGCTTACATTCCATCTATAGGAAGAGGACACAATATTTTAAAAGCTATAGCTAATGATATTGGCTTACCGGAATATGAAACTTATGAAGAATTATATAAGGCACTTGAAGATGAAGGAACTGTACGAAGTATCATGGAAAACGACAAAGAAATAGAGTTTAAGTTCCATGCTCGTAAGTTAGAATACATAGCACTTTTTCTTAAACCTGCGATTGCAGGAGCTGATATTAGTCCTTTCTCGACTAAGAACTTACCCAAATGTGATTACCCTATTCCTGAGGAAGATTTAGCAGAATACAACGCTATTTTGGATTCTATGGACAGTAAGGATTACTTGTTAGTCTCTAGGGTAACCGATGCTTTTTTGACCAATAAACTTCAAAAAAGTAAGCAGTATAGGACAATTGATTTGAAAAAAGATATGAAGAAAAAATCTTTAAAAACTAAAGAATATATCCATTCATTAGGCAAATGGAATGAATATATTGAATATTTAAAAAAGGAGATTTGTAAATGAAAAGAATAGCAAAGTTTGAAAAAGTAAGCTTAGAAGAATTCATGAAAGATTGGTGTGATACATTCGAATTAGACGCCTCTGATGCTGACACGAGACGTGAAATAGAAGGCATTTATGGTAGTATTGAACTTCCTAAAAGAGCAACAGTAGGAAGTGCCGGTTATGACTTCTTCACACCGCTTACACTTAATATGAAACCAGGTGAAACAGTAAAAGTGCCAACTGGAATTAGATGTAAGATTGATGAAGGATGGGTACTGAAATGCTATCCAAGAAGCGGCCTTGGATTCAAATACCGTCTGCAGCTTGATAATACAGTAGGTATCATCGACAGTGATTACTATGATTCTGATAATGAAGGTCATATCTTTATTAAAGTTACTAATGATAGTAAAAGACCATGGAAAAATCTTAATGTACTTCGCGGAGAAGGATTCGCTCAGGGTATTTTTGTTGAATATGGTATTACTATTGATGATGAAGTTGCAGGAGTACGAAATGGTGGATTTGGAAGTACAACAGAGAATAAATAGGAGGGTTTTATGTGGATCAGAAGTCAAAATCAAGAAAATTATTTAGATGCATCTGGAAAGACATTTTCTATATATAATGGAAATCAGATTCGTATGAAATATGCAAATAGTTCTGTATTACTTGGAGAATATTCTTCTTCTAAAAAAGCACATAATGTATTGAATAAATTAAGAAAACAAAATGATAAATGGCATTCTATGAATGTATTTTATTCAAGTAATAATATGGGTTTAACTATTTCATCTATGAATAATGTACTTGCTGCACTAGAAGAAACCAATACATTTGAAATGCCACAGGATGAAGACGTGTAACTATGCTTACAACAGACAAAGAAAAGGCTATATGCGAAAAATATAGCGCATATGATAAAAATAATCGTGTCCATTGTAATGAGTGTCCACTTATTAAAGGGGATCCTGCTCAACATGACTTCCGGTGCAAAGCGAATAGTCATTATAATAGACACACTCGTGAATGGGAATATGATGATTAAAAGTAAAAAAAGAGGCACTCCGTATATGGTTAGTGCCTCTTTAAAGAAAAATGTGTATGGTTATATGTATGAATGCTATACATCAAATACAACCATGCATAGTATATCATTTTATTTGATAAAAAGAAAGGATAACTATGAAAATTCGACTAAATAATTCAGCAGATGCTACGGCTGTTGTATCTATTGCAAATAAGTTTAAAGATTGCGATATTGATGGAAAATTTGGAAGATATATTATAGATCTTAAATCTATTTTAGGAGTGTTATCATTTGAACTTCCAAAAACAATTGAGGTAGTAATTCAGAGTGACAATACTAAATTAATAGAAGATTTGGAGCATCAACTTGGATTTTGGAAAGTAGAAGATGATGATCGCATTATCTGAGAAATATGCTCTAACTATAGATGAGGCCGCTCAATACTTTAATATAGGAAAGAATAAGCTACGTGAGCTTGTTAAAGAACCGGGATGTACTTTTGTCATGTACTCCGGTAACAGGTGTCTGATAAAAAGACAGAAGTTTGAAAAATATTTAGATAGCATTGTCTATTTATAATTGAAAGAAGTCCGTATGTATGATATGATTAATGTAGAAAATTGCCTCATTGTACATACGGACTTTTTGAAAGGATGATGTATAATGGGAAAAGATTTAAAAGGTAAAGAACTCGGAAAGGGCATTTCACAGAGAAAGGACGGTAGATATCAAGCCCGATTTACAGATAGGTTCGGGAAACGTAGATGCGTATACGGGATAACTTTAAAAGAAGTTAAAAATGCATTAATGAGTGAAGTTGTAGATAATTACAGTAAGAATAATGTAGTAGACTCCAGTATGACTTTGGATCAGTGGTATGAAAAGTGGATGAGGGTATATAAAGAACCTGTTCTGAAGCCAAGTACAATTAGAATATATATACGTACATACCATTGCTATATAAAACCTGTACTAGGTAGATTGCCATTGTCATCAATTACTAAATTGATGGTAACAGATTTACTTAACGGGCTGGGTAAAAGGTTACATAAAAGTACAGTCAATAATATACGTACAGTTTTGTGCGATTTATTCTCTTATGCTATGGATAATGATTTATGTACTAAAAACCCGGCAAAAGGCATAAAAATAATCGGAACTGACAAAAGAAAAATCGTTACTTTATCCCGTGAGGATCAAAGAGATTTCTTCTTTATGGCGAAAGGATGCTTCTATTATAATCTATATGTTGTCGCAGTTAATACAGGACTTCGCTCAGGAGAACTGAGAGCGCTTACTTTAGATGATATTGATTTTGAAAATAATACTATAAATGTTACTAAAACTTTAACTTATTTTAGAAAATCTTCAAAAGATGATTTTTTAGGATACAAAATCAGCATACCAAAAACTAAATCCAGTATAAGAACCGTACCGATGAATTCCATATGCAGAAAAGCAATTGAAGATCAAGTACAGCAGCTCAATACATTGCCACCGATTGATTATGACTCTGACGTTCTTGGTAAACTCCTTTTCGTGACAAGAAATAATAGACCCTTGATGGATGAAGTACTTGGTAGTTCGATACGTACAGTAAGAAATAATGTTAATAAAATTAGAGCATCTCAAAATCAGCCTCTGATGCCAAAATTTAGTGCGCATACATTTAGACACACATTTGCCACACGCTGTTTTGAGGCAGGAATCCCACCAAAGACAGTACAATCATATCTTGGACATACAAATATTCAGATGACCATGGATATCTATACAGAAGTTTTAAGTGATAAAAAAATGAGTGACATTAAGTTGTTAGAAAGTACGATGAATGATATAAATACGTGCAGAGCATTCCAAAAAATCAGCTAACTATAGAATGGTGTAAAAATGGTGTAAAATCAGTATTAGCACATTAAAATCATTGATTTTACAGGGACCTATAAACGACTTATAGAAAAATATAAGCATTTCCATGAGGAACATGAAACTAAATAATGCAGCCATTTTTAACCATTATATATTGAATTTAAAGGACTAACATTCACGTATCATGTTATATCTTCACGTAACTTAACACAAAAATGGTGTACAAATGGTGTCAAAACTAAACAGTACAATGAGACAATTTTCCTAAAATAACTACCAGAGGAGGTAGGTAAATGATGTTAACACTCCGGTGACATCTTGTACCTTTAATAATTTTATGATATGATTATTTATAATTATGTCAGGAGGTACGTCAAATGAGAGGTAAAAGACGAGTAGTGGAATTAACAACTGAAGAAGTTAAAGCGCAGATTGCATCAACAGAAGAACAAATTACTAAGCTTACTGACGAGCTTAAGACTCTTAAATTGCAGAAAAAGAATCTTTCTAAAGATCTTGTTGCAGCAGAGAAGAAAGAAGCAGCCGTAAAAGAAGAACAGTCTATGAAAGATCTTGCCAAATTACTTCGAGAAAAAGGACTTTCTGTAGAAGACGTTCGGAATATGCTTGATAAATAAAATATAACAGAATAACATATATGTATGATAACTTTTTGGTTGTCATACATACACATTTTTTTAGTTTTCAGCAAAAAAAAATAAAAAAAATAGACAGAAGAATGCTCAACTGTCTATTTTTTTTATTGACATTACCACGCATTGTGTGGTAACCTTTTCCTGAAAGAGGTGAATAATTTGACTATTACAGAAATGAGAAATTACATAGGAGTCTCCAGAGCGGAGTTCTCCAGGCGCTATAACATTCCGCTCCGGACGCTTGAATCGTGGGAATCCGAAGTTCGAACTCCACCGGAATATGTTCTGCAATTATTGGAAGAGTCTGTTAGAAGAACAGATATCATAGAAGTCACATTTATATACGATACGCTTTTACAAAATGGTAAAATTTATCCATGGTCCAAAGCTAACGACAAATATGGCGCTGATCAAGCGGCATATAAAACTGTGCTGAATATAGTTGATAGATTCCGAGAAAGATATCCTAATTGCGAATGGGAAGATGAAGATATAGATTACATCGATGCAATAGAAGGCTTTGCTACAAATCTCTTAATGGCAACATTGGGAAAAGGAGAAGCGAATGAGTAGAGGAAGCGGTACTGGCTATATCCCAGATAAAAGCAATTTAATGTCAAGCACTTTGACGATGTTAGAATTTTTCAAAGACGGGGAAAAAGCTTTCTCCAACTTTTCAGCTTTTTTAGAATCGAATTATGATATAAGGTCTTCAAACACTGTCAGAATGACTTTCGCCACGTTATGTAAGTGGAAGTTATTGTATGAGGTAGATTTCAAAACTTATGCACTCACAGATGCAGGTGCTGACCTGTTAAAGACACATTCTGAAATTTCATTGGGCAGACAAATACAAAACAGTACACTTTATTTTGGAGAAATTTTGCAAGAATTAGAAACAGAGGTGCTAACTGGATCAGCACTAAAACAGGCGGCAAACCAGAAATACAATATGTTGTTCAAGTCGAGCAGCGACTTATCATGTCGCACTCAGTATTTGCTTGGATTGAGCTTTATTGAGAGAAGCTCAAAGAGGTATAGAATAACTTCACAAGGAAGAGATTTCTTGCAGTTATTAAAAGAAGAAGGTTTACTATCAGAGTGTATTAATAAAAAGCCATATAAAGAACCAGAATTAAACAATCACATTAACCTTGAGTTGCCAAATAGCTTTTTGAAGAAGTGCCAAAAACAAAAGTTATTACCAGAGTTTGTATTACATAAACTTATGACATATTACGCAAACAATAAACTAAGTCTTGGCATTCAATCCAATGAAAAAAGGAGATAGAGATAGATCATCCGATCATATCTCCTTTTTTCATCTCGCATGTGCCATTCCATGTTTGGATTTTTCACATCAGCTACAGTTTCGAATACTTCACAATCCTGATCACATTCATCTTTCATGCAGGCACAAGCCATTTTTACCTTTTTAAAGTGCCCAGGTATCCCTTCATACTCTACACGCCACAATCCATTGTAGTGGAGCAGTTTGCAGAAGCCTGGTTTATATTCGTATCTTTTCATTTGTATTTACCTCTCTGAGAGAGTATAATAACACATATATAAACCTTGAACAATAGGAGACATATATGAAACAGATAGACAAAATCAAAAAAGATATAGCTGAAATTATAGAACCGTTTGAACTGGCAGGATATCTTGATGGCATAGCTACGGCTGCTGCAATATACTGTAAGAAAGAATATCCAGATGAAGTGATTTTTAAGGATGGAAAATTGAAAGAAGTTACTGTTTATGGAATGAGCTGTTATTTAAGCAAAGAATCAAAGTAAAAAAATGGGTAGCCAAGTATAATGCTTGACTACCCATAAATTATAGTACACTGTCTTTTGTATATTTGACTTCCAGAGATTCAATATCCGGAAGTAATTTCTCATGATAAATATCATTTCCACCGGCCTTTTCATAAAGCTTTCCCATCTCTAGGAATGTCTTTAATCCATCCGGTGTGATGTATCCTTGTGCCATAAAGTCTCTATGCATTCTCCAGAGAGAACTTCTAAATGATGCTACAGTACACTCATCTTGATTAGTTATAAAGTTCTGCATCAAAGTTGTAAGATCAGTAAGCTGTGTGCTTAGAGTATTTTGATTTGTTCTCAAATCATCTCTGATATTAATAGACTGATCATGATAATCATGCTGAGACTGTTCGAAATCAGCAATTTTCTGTTTCATATCAGACAACTTCTTCTCTAAAGCTTTCTTCTGTAGAGATGCTTTTGTTTCGAGACCAAGCGCATCAAGAAGTTTCTCCCATCCAGCTTTTAAAGCTATAGCAAGCATTGCACAAAGAAGTAAAGATATGATCACATTGATCTCACCAAACTCATGGATTTTCTGTATCTGTTCAATACCCATGACGTACCTCCTTATGCCTTAGTAATATATTTGGCTGATACATAGCCAACATATTCATTTTGAGTAATTGATACTTTGTACCATCTGTCACCTTGAGTATCTTTTGTAACTCCGAGGACATTAATAAGATTGTCTTTATTTAACATCGGATACTCTGGAAGTAATGGATGTTCAGTACCGGGTTTTTTGCGAACATTCAATTTACTTGCAGTTACTTTTCCTACAAATGGATATTTTTTTGTAGTTGTTGCAGCAGGAGTATTAGGATTTTTAATGTTAGATTTTTCTACATACCCTATATATTTTGCAGCGATACGAACCTGATATCTTGTACCAGATTCACCGATGATATCCACAAGATTACCTGCATTAAGTTTAGGATATGTACTTAGCTTAGAAGCTCCTGTAGCGTCTGAGAATACATCTGTTCCATTAGCTGTACAAGAACCTACCCATGCAGTATAAGATGGCTGTACAGGTGCAGGAGATGTTAAAATAGATGTGACAATAGAATAGTCTGGACGACAAAACTTTGTTCCAGGGAGATTTGAATTATAATAACTCTTAGCATAAACTCCACCACCATTTGGAACAATAGAAGAGCCTCCTGAAGTGTTACCTTCAATAGTATAAAATTTATCTCCTTCGACTTTTGTTACTAATCCAGTATGAGCGAATGTACCATTACGATAGAAGATTACAATGTCTCCTCGCTGTGGATTTGCATACTTTGTGAAGAGATTTCCAAGAGTAGGACAGTATACATAAGGCCAATGTTTAAGGAGTTTTTTAGCTACATCAAGACCGAATGTTTTCATCATGCACCAACTCACAAACGCTGCACACCAAGCCTGTGCCTGATACTGAGGATATACGTCTCTCCAGTATTTAGTGTAGTTATTGTAACCTGCATTTGCAGTTTTATCATCAAGCTGAGAATTAGATTTCTTCTCTAAATATCCAACCTCATTTTCAGCGCAAGCAATAAGAGCATCAATAGCTTTATCTTTATTCATAGTATCACTTCCTTGTGTAGTTGTTGGTTTGAGAGAGTTTGTAGAAGTAGTAGAAGATTTAGAATAGTCTTTATAGAATACACTTCGATCGGTTTTTGTTGGAATTCCAGGAATGGTTGCCTTACTAGAATATTGCCATCCAATAACACCAGTAGAAGCAGGAACTCTTAATCTTTCCTGTAATTCACCGGTATCATTATTAGGATATCGAGCGACCCAGCAATCGTACTTTTTAGCACTTTCTGGTAACTGGTTCTGATACCAAGAATAACCACAGTAAATACCAAATTTATATCCAGCTTTGACAATAATAGCTCTAAATGCTTCAATCATTTTCATCATTAAACTGTCAGATAAATTCTCCTGACATTTATCCTCTATATCAAGAAACACTGGATAATCCAGTTTTCTTTTATTCAATGTTTTAATAACTACATTCGCTTCATCTTCAATCTGAGCAATAGTAGTAGCATAGCTGTATTTATAGACTCCAACAGGAATCTTATTCTCAATACAGCCTTTATAATTAGGTTCGAATGTGCTATCAACAATATTTCCTTTTTCAGTGATTCTTAGAATAGCGAAGCCCATTCCATAACTAGCAACAGTTTTCCAGTCGATTTTTCCATTCCATCTGGAAACATCGATTCCTTTAATTTCTGCCATAATATCAAGCCTCCTTTTGAATTGAATTAAAGATAATGACATAAGTCCTTAAAAGAAATGTTAAAACATGACATAAAAAAGAGAGGGTAATTAGCCCTCTCGATTAATTAGTTGAAAGTCTTATTTCGATTCTATAGTGATCATCTGTGAGATTTTCAGATACAGTAATAAGTTTTAAATGTTCTTTCTCAATTGTTTTTGCAGCAGAATTAATTTCTACATGTTCAAGATTTTCTCTTGTGAGCATTTTAATGAGATTTTCTGTAGTAAGAGTTGGCTCATCTAAAACAAAAGTAATACTTCTACGCTCATCTTCACTTAAATTAGTGTTATAGTTAATATTTGTATTGGAAATTTCAATTTCCTGTTTGTCTTTTAAAATAAGCTTCATTTAAGCATCCTCCTTTGATAGTTCTTTTAGCATATCCAGTTCAGACTGGCTTATGATTTCCAAAGCCCATTCATCAGGAATATGCATTTTCATTCTTGTGGACATATTATGTTTTCTGTAATATTTATTCCAGAAGTAGATATTACCGAGAGCACGAGCTTTATGCATAACACAAATGAATGTTGCTCTTGCATCTGGGGTTCCAAATACTTGATAGTTATAAGCTGTACACCAACTACATCCTTCAGCGATATGACAGTTAAAACATTCATCTGTACTTTGAGTTCTACGATCAACTTTCTTCAGTGCGACTACACGACATTTCTCACAATCATGAGCACAGATTCCATCATCTACATTACCAATAGAGTATGGTTCCTGCTCGCCATTAAGAGAAGATTCCATATATCTGATGCAAGGATAAAAAACTCCATCAGGATCGACAGATAACATGACTCCATTTCCACCACACCAATTTTGTAGATCAGTAGACTCCTTCGGATGGAAGAAATTATTTTCGTACAGAGAACATCTAAAGCTACCATCTAAGAAATTCAAGTTAGTGTCTAAGAAATAATCAGCAACTCGTTTCATTTCTGCATACAAAACTACTGCATGAGTTGTAGTCCATCCTTTTTCATATACACAGTTTGCATTTATATCGTCATACCCAAGTTCAACCATATGAGTGAGAGCTTCATATAAATGCATAACATTACCTGGGGCAATAGTAATCTTACTTCCCATAACTCCACCTTTATCCATCCAGTCTTTAGCAGCAGCCACGGCAAGATCATAACTTGGTCTCCCGTCAGGAAACACTCTACATGCATCATGCAATTCTTTATTGCCATCAACAGTTACTGAAAAACTGAGGTTGTATTTATACTTATTTAAAAATTCCTGTACTTTGGGATCAAAATATAAAACTCCATTAGAACAAATAGAGATTCTATGTAAAGTTGCCCACGGATGATTAAGCTCTATTGCACGATCAAGAAAATATTCATAGATTTGCTGAATCAATTCAACTTCAAGGAATGGTTCGCCACCGATAAACTCAATAATCACTCCTGGAGAAGAAATAGGGTTGATGTATTCAGACATTCCCTTATCTCCAGTAAGTAACATATCTACAGCTTTTTTTGCTGTTTCAAATGACATTCGACGTTTCCCTTTGCAAGTCTGATAACAATAAGTACATGCAAGATTACAATCGTCAGTTACTTGGAACGTCAAACTCTGTGTTAAAGGTCTTTTATACCCAGCATCTTTTGCTCTTTCGGTTAACTCAGGATATAAGTGAGCAATAGTGTCGGTAAACTGCATTCCTTTTCTATAATTACGTGATACCATATATAGTACTCCTTAATTTAATTCTGGAATGTCACAATCACATAAGATGTCAACATTAAGCTGACAAGTTGCATAATCCAGATTCCAGTTAAGCTGATGGTCCTGTAAATATTTAGGAATATAGTCAGCTTCTAACACATGTTTTGCTTCATCGAAAGCAGTGGACATAGTTACATATTCCTCATGATATTTTTTAAAAAGAGCAGAGTCAATAAAACTTGCATCGTCTTTATGCGTTTCCATTAATCTATTTAACAGTAACATTCTAGCTTCTGTTTCAGAATGAATCCTTTGAATTTTACTTACAGTATCTTCAGCAATATCAATTTTTAAATTTCTCATATAAATTTCCTCCGTTTATTCATTTAATCTAAAAAGCAGCCAAATCATGAAGACTTAGCTACTCCAAAACAAGTTCCTGAGCATGTGGCGCCGCAAGTAGAAGAACAGTTTGATGAGCACGAAGCGTCACAAGATCCACAGCCAGAACATCCAGCAGAACAGGAACCAGAACAGCCTTGGCAGGCAGATGCGCATCCTGATTGACAACCGTCGCAAGAATCAGTACAACCAGAACAGCCAGAGTTGCATCCAGTTAGACATCCGGTGCATCCTCCACAAGAATCAGTACAGCCAGATGAACAGCCGCTACAACCATCACAATTTCCAGAACATCCACCAGAACAAGAACTACAAGAACTACAACTTCCCATACAACCACCTGAACATCCAGAACATTGTCCACATGAAGCAGTGCATCCAGAGGAACAGTTATTTTTACAAGAACCACCAGTAGAACTCGCACCACATTGTCCTGTACAACCACTACCACAGCCAGTACATGAAGAACCACCACAAGATCCACTGCAATTAGAAGTACAATTGGAACATCCTAAACATCCAGAACATCCATTCTCGCATCCAGAAGAGCAAGTACTTTCACATCCAGTACTACATCCTCCTTCGCAACCACCGGTGCAGCCACTACACCAAGTGCAAGAAGTATTACAACCACCAGTGCATCCTTGACATCCATCTCCACATGATGTATAACAATTACCACTACAAGAACTACATCCTGTGCATCCAGAATAACAAGCACCATAGCATAATCCAGCACATGATCCACGACATCCAGAATCAGAACTTGTCTGACCTTTAGTTGTAAGATTATCTACAAATTTTTCTACAGTAGTCAAATCTGGTATAGTAGTGGGTTTGTCACCAATTAAAGTATTATCTTGCATAAAATCATTTATCTGTAGCATAGGATCAATTAATTTATGTAATTGGTCATTAGTTATTTCTCGACCTGGTACAGCAGTAAAGTCCCAGGCGGAACCTTGATACTGATTTACATTTATTCCATGATAGGTATAAGTTCTTCTATTCTTTAATTCATTATTCAGCTTTGTTTTTATTTCGTTTAATTTTTCAGCAGTTACTATTGTATCAGCCATATATCCACACCTCCTTACGCAATTGATGTAACTCCAACCATTGTAGGAGCAATAGCTAAGTAATCTACGCAAACTGTCTGATTTGATAAAGCACTATAAACGTTTAAAGTTATTTTAAGTGTTCCAGAAGTATTTTCCACAGCAGTTCCGAGAGTGGTATAGCTGTCTTCAGCTTTAAACATATTTGGTTTAATATATTTAGTTGTCGTTGTTGAACCATCGATAATCGTTAATTTGAAAACGTTAGAACTAGAAGAGATTGTAGAAACTTTCATTCGGATCATAACACTATATAATCCTTTTGGGAGAGTTACAGATTTTGTAAAGATATCTCCTGTTGAACCAGTAGATCTTGAAATTACTTTATATTGAGCAGCAGAATCTGTTACAGTAGCAGATGACGAGAGAGTAGTTCCACCATACATCACAGCACAAGCAGCTATGTCACTTTTAGTAGGTATACCAATTTCATTTAATGACCAACTAAGATTTGTAGTTCCATCAAATGATTTTGTTGAGTTTCCAATAGTGATATTTCTTGATGTATTTAACTTAATAGCAGAATCTGCAGCACCGCCAGCAGAAGAGGATCCTGCATAGTTATGAGTATGAGATGATGGTGCGAATGTAGATGGCTTACCTGTAACATTACCCCAAGCAACAGAATTTGCACTGCCAGCACTATTCGCATAAGATGCAGTACCGCTATCAGTACCAGAAACGATACTACTATATGCTTGTTTATGAAGTGCGGTACCAGCTGCTGCAATAGTAGCATAACACTCGGTAGATGTTTTTGCATCTGTTGCAGAGGTTCCACTTACTTCTGAAGAATTGACCAGCACCCAAGTTCTGCTGATACCACCACGCGCACCACTTGCAAGTGTACGGAAACAAGTTCCAGCATACGATCCTCCTGTTTTAAAGAAGGCATCTGCGTAAGTCTTTCCAAAAACATTGTAAATTCCGACTTGTACGCTATCCGCACTTAAGCCACAACGAACCAGCCATTTTACTTCAACTGTCGATGCTAAGCTGCTGTTATTCGTACGTAATACAATTCGTACAATACCGAAGCCACCACCACTATAATCCTGTGAGATAAAGAATGTGGTTGATTTATCTGAATAGCTTGCAGCAATAGTATCCAGTTTTGCGAATCGATGGAATGGATAATTGTTTTTGTCGCCTACACTCGCAGACGAACTATAAAATCCGATATTTGCAGAGGAGTTACCACTACCATCATAGTTAAAACTTAGCGTGATGTCAGTTCCACCAGATACGGTTCTAGCAGTTGCTAGTTTATTTGCGGAGTTTGCAGCACCACCAGAACTAGAACTTCCTGCATAATTGTGCGTATGAGAGGTAGGAGATTTCCCATTTAGAGCAGTTGTAATAGCATTTTGAGTCATGGTACCATCTGTAGCCGACCCAGTTTCAGTATAAAGCTTAGTTATTCCTAAGTAACTTGATGTACCTACAGAATATGTCGTATTTGTAGGGATTACCCATGCACCATCTGCACGAAGAAACTTTAATTGTTCTCCTATATTAGGTGCAGGAACAAGACCAGCACTTCCGGCAGAAGAAGAAGTAGCACCCTTCATGTTTCCATAAGTATGATCGGTAAATAATGCATCTGCAGGCACTGACTTACCAAGTGTATATGAACAAGCTACTGGTTTACCACCTGAGAAATATACTGGCTGAGTTGATGATCCAGCATTAGAAGTAAGAGCAGCGGCAGATGATGCGCTACCTGCAGAAATAGCATATTTAACACTTTTTGTGGCATCAGCAGTATTGTCAACGTTGCCTAATCCGACTTCACTTTTAGTATGCGTATGTGAAGACGGAGCTTTCCCGTCAACTAACTCTTTTAATATTTTACCCTGTGCAGCAGATAGAGACTCAGTTGTAGAGCTGCTTATTAGATTATCCTGAATACCTCGCCAAGTGTCACTTGAAGGAGGCGTATAGCCAAGAGCGCTTATTACATCGCTTTTTGTAAGATCAGCTTTTACATAAGAGAGTTCTGACCATTTATGCGTACCATCTCCCACTTTATGTTTACCGAATTTATCACTTGTAATTGCTATTTCTCCACTTAAAAGAACAGGATTATTTTTATTCCAATTAGCTTCCGTATCATATTTATGTTTGATTCGTATATTGAGATTTTGTTCTCCCATTGTGCACCTCCCTTTTTTAATTTTTATTTAAATAGATATAATCTATAATTTTCATATTTAGTAAAGCAGCCTCATAAAAGAGGCCACTTTCATTTAAACAGATATCCCACAATTTAAAATAAGAGTATTGGCTCCATTAGTTAAATAATCAGTATTTAAACTTTTAACACTAAGAGCAACATTTCCTCCACCGTTAAATGCTACAGCATCAGCAACGGCACCTCCAGTAAGAGAGAAATTTCTTGATGCTGCAAGTTTTGTTGCAGAAGCAGCATTACCTGTACAAGCAGCCGCAGAAGTAGCAGTCGTTGCGTTACCCTGAAGAGCACCTGCAAAAGTAGTAGCAACAAGTTTTCCAGCAGTTGTATCAAGATATACACCTGTATCAAATACCTGTTCTCCAATACCAGTTGCTGCACTTGTAGTACCAGTTACATAAGCCTTTGCAGTAGTATTAAGAGTATTCTTTACTTTCTGGTCAGTTGTTTTGTAACCTTTTCCTTCAACAAAAGCGGCAACAGCTTTTGAAGTTGGAAGCTTAGTAGAAGTAGAAGCAGCTGCGATAGAAGAATCTACCTGTTTTGTAGCAGCTTCACCTACTGTAATTTCTCCAGACTTAGCACTTGTTGTAAGATTCTGTGTTGTAGTGGAATACTTAACAGTAGTAACGATTTCATCACCAGATGGTACAACAATCCATTTTGGATCCTTTGACATAGCGACTACTAAGTCACCGACCTTAGCTGTCACAGCAGCTCCTGTATAAGAATTATCAGCAGCTACAGAAACCTGAGTAATTACTTTATATGTATCGCCTATTACAACAGAAGATGTAGGAAGAGCAGTAGCAGTACCATTAGTTCCAAGTGTTCCTTTAAACACCATTGCATCAGAAGCAGCAATAGAACTTGAAATTTTGGCATCTACATACTGTTTTGTTGTTGGCTGTAAAGCATCAGTTGGATCGGCTGCAAGCGTTACTGTACCTGTGAATGTACCACCGGCTTTTGGCATAGCCGCGTCTGCTTTTGCACCCTGAGCGGATGTAGCATAAGCAGAAGTATTTGTATATGCAGCACTTCCTAATCCTTTTACCGCAATATTATCTGTAGTTGTTCCATCTACAGTCAGTTTTAATGTACCGTTGTTAGTACCGGAAGCAAGAGTTACGTTCTGTACTGAACCATCACCAATCAGTGCAGAGATTTCTTCTGGTGTCATAGTCGCATATGGCAATTCAGCAAATGTTTTAACCCCATCACCAATTTTAATTTTGTAAGCGCCAGATTCTGTAATTTCAATCGCTTGTTCACCTTTTAATAGAACAAGCGTAGATTTCGCCCAATTAGCGGTTGTGTCCGATTTAAGGGCAATACGAGTATTCAATGTCTGTGTAGCCATTCACATCATCCTTTCGAGCTACCGCATTGCATGATGAATTCCTTTTCAGGATCAAATGCCAATGCATAATATTTGATATTATTATCATCCCATCTATAGATTGCATTTGTGGTTGTGTCCACATAAATTGCATTTGTTTTACCAATTGTTGGAAACAATGTATAAGATGCATAAGGGATGACTTCTTGCTGATCAGCTATATATTTTTTAATATAATCAACAAGCTCAGTAAGACCTTGTAAATTAAGAAATTGTTCTTTCATTATCTGCACATCCCTTCGCTTTAATTAAAGCAAGGGGAGTAACCCCTTACTTTACGCACTAAATAAACCTTTGATAGACGCACTTGGAATTGCTTCGTATCCATCTCCAACAAGCCCCTTAAGAGCGGTGATATCAGATGTGTTCTTAGCAATCTTCGGTTTTTCAGCGGCAAGATCTTTTTCAAGAGCAGTAATCTTACCTTCGGCAGTATCCATTCTGCCTTTAACAGCAGTAATATCTCCAGCATTCTTTTTATCAGCAGCTTCTAATGTAGGTAATTTCTTTTCAATAGCATCAATTCTTCCTACAGCGGCTGTCAGATCTTCAGCTTTCGCATACTGAGAAAGGTCAGAATCTGCAAGAGCCTTAGAAACATATTCAGCAATATAACTTACGATATCTTTAGATGTTGCTGTGTTTGGGAGAGTACCGATAAGTGTTTTCAGCTTAGAGATATCCTCTTTATTGGTAGTAATCTGACTATTCATTCCTGCTGCATCAGATGCATGAGAAGAAATCCAATCAGAGATTTCCTTCAGTGTGTCATATGCTTCTGGGGCGCCGTTAACAATCTGAGCAACTGCATCAGAAACAGCTTTCTTTACGGATCCAGCCCCGGTTCCATTAAGAGTACTGATTGCTGCGGTATTAGCTGCAACACTTGATTTCAGAGCAGAATCATCATATGTGCCTGTCTTTACAGCTTCTTTAATATAAGAAACTACATCTTTAGCTTTAGCACCAGTAGGAATAGTACCAACATAAGACATTACTTCTGTTTTTGCTGTGTTAGCAGCTCCGGCTGCATCGAAATCTGTAGCCGCCTTTCCAGAATCTACAAGATTACCATTAGCATCAAGACCTGCAAGATGTCCGGAGATAGCTCCTTTTACCTTATCTGCTTTGCCTGTTGGCTGTGGAATAGTAATAGTAAATGCTGCTTCATCAATGGTTACGGGAGCAGTTTTTGTATAGAAATAAAGTGTGTATCCGTCTTCTGACTGGGATACTGTTTTAATTGAGCTTTTAACAGCTTCACTGATTTTTGTGTCAATCTGTACGTTATGCAGATTTAAGAACTCCTGAAGATTAGAAAGTGTAGCGAACTGTAATTTTGCCATAATTAATTTCCTCCTTGAAATATATTTGTTAAATCTTTAGAATCAATACCACCAAGTTTTCTTTCTAAAGCAGCGTCAATATGTTCGTCTAAAACATCCAGAACAGTTTCTTCAATGATATTTGAAACATATTCTTTTACAGAATCAGCACTTGCAAAATTCTGCTCATTGATCCAGTTTTCAGTGATATAACGATCAGTCGTATATTCACCATCCTGCTGAATGAAGTATAATGTAATAGATTTTCCTTGCATTTTTGTGATTGTTGTGCTGGAAGTATCAGCATCATGAGATACAAGATACAGAACATCGTCTGCAGAAGATTGAACAGTAGTATTGTTTCCACCAATGATACATTGGCCTTTTACTTTATAAATACCATCATCGAGTGATGATATCTTCACAGGAACAGTAAGTGTACCTATAAGATTTACAATAGGTACATCAGATAATTTGTTATAAGATAAGCTGTTGATATAATCTACAACAGTGGACTTATCTTCAAGATTACCGATTATATTATCTAAAAGAGTAGAAAGCTCAGAAGACTTGACATAATTATCCAATCCGATTGTTTTCTTGACCTCTTCAATAATATGACCTTTATCTTCGTCAGTCATAGATATGTCATAAGAGAAAAGCAGTTTATCTCCAGAGAAAAACATAAGATTTGATCCGATGCATTTTACATCTGTAATCTGTTTATCTCCTTTGACATATTCTAATGTGTTGTCGATGGTCACCCACGCTATACTCTTACTGTCTTGGATGTAACAAAGTCCTGGGTATTTTAGCACCCCTCTTTGTAAAGCCTTTTCTGCAATTTGCTTAGTTGATGCAGAATACCAGGTTGGAATTAACGCCATGCTGTGATCACCTCTTCAATTTGTCATATTCATATTTTGAAATTTCTTTTATTGCATAAATGTCATTATCAGGCGGAAAATTATAGAGACCTTCAATGTGCCATCCATATTTTCCGTCTGAACTTAAAATAGCCTGTGCTTCTGTGATATCACATAGAAGCAACAGACTATGTTTTTCCTGATATTTGATATACAGGATATGATTAAGGACATCTACGACTTCATCATTTTTGATTACTTTATAATACATGTGATATCCTCCTGATAAGAGGGGAATAGTTACCCCTCGCATGAAATTGAGAACATAAGTAAAATTCCAGAATTCTGTCCTGGATAAGAGAATCCATATGTTGCACCAGATTCATTAACCGTATACAACCAGTTTGCAACTGTAGCATTTGGAGATCTGGTCCAATAAGATTTATACTCTGCAGGAATAGAAGGTTTTGCTTTCTTTCTGGTATCATCATCTGTGAAATAAGCAATAGGAGCATTTGTTTCAGAAATATATGGTTCAGAAGTAGCAGTAGGATCAACTTCGTACAGAGATGGAACATAGAATCTGCAATTAGATACAGAAGTGTCATTAGATTTATTACCAATAGAAGAGTATACTTTTACAGGTTTGATCAGAGCTTTCCATAAAGGAGAGATTGCCTTAACCATACGAGTATTCAACCATGTATTTAATGTAGAATCAGCCCATCCACCTGCATTTGTGCTCTTATTATTATAAGGTTTTTCTGTACCAAGGAGATTAGAAGCAACAAATGTAATGTTAGCTCTCTTTGAAGCAACGTCAGACAGATAATATCCTTTAAACTTAGCCACTTCCATAGGGATTACTTCGTGGATCCATGCAGCAATATCCATACATTGTTCTTCACCAAGATCTGCGTACCAGACTTTAGCCCAATGTATAGTGCCTTTTGCAAAGTTTTCATATGCTCCATCGTCAGCTTTAGAACATCCAAATACGAGAGTGGAACTATGCTCTGGAATCCTGATCGCATTCAGAGTAGTAGAAGATACTTCTTTCCCAGTCATGTTTGAATTGTACACATAAAGCTTCTGACTTCCAGCTTCATGACGAAATACAATAATCTCTCGGTTTGTTCCAGCAGATGGAGTTATACTATCAGTATTCCATGAGAAACGAGGTTCCTGAGAATACCAAAGTCTGAATCCATTTGAACCATCACCTTGAAAACACTGAGCAAGAGTGGAGTTTACACTATTTCCTGAATCAAATTCAAAGTCAATAGCAATTGTAAAGTCTCTGTCTTTTTCCATGATTTTTAATCCGGTGTCAATATAGTTTGTTCCATCAAATTTAGTCGCAGCTGAAATAACTTCATGCTCTTCAATGTCGCCATAGCTATAATCAACACCAAGTTTGAAATCTAATGTATCTTTTAATGATAATGATTTTGCTTCAAGTCCCATTTTCATAAGAGTATAAAGCTCAACCTGTGTCATATTGGCCAGATCCTTACTATCAAAGTATCCATCTACGTATTCGCATGTTTCATATACTGCATTGATCGTTTTATTTCCATCGACAAATCCTGACTTATCCCATCCTTTAAACAGATTGTACTTATAAGCAGATTCCTCAGCAGTATATACAGGAGTATCACCTGTATATTTTACATAAGAACCATACTGGGCAGTAGATTCTTGAAGAGATAATCCTTTAGAAACATATTTTACAGTATATTCACGGATTTTACTGTCATATATAGCAGTAATAGTTCTGTCAGCAAAGATTCCTGTCATTGAACCTTCCCATCCTTTGAAGGTATAATCAAGCTTAATTGTGCTTTTCTTTGTAGGAATAGGAATCGGATTAACTTCTCTTGTAGTAGGATCAACAGCGTTTCCACCTTTATCTACGTACTGGATATCAAGGATAGTATTACTTTCATCATCATTTATAAATGTAACTTTGAATTGAGTAATGATTGAATCGTAAGTAAGAACAAGGTCTGTCCAGATTCCAGGTTCATCTTCAGAACCAACAAATTCTTTATATTCCTGCTGTCTGACTACAGGAACATGAACAGATCCAGTAAGAATTGACTGCTCAGTAGTAGCGCCATTATCATCAATACCGGCAAGTTTTGATAATTTCAGAAGAAGCGTAGTATCATCAAGATTCCATGAGATACCAGTAATTGTTACGGTACGAAGAGTATTAATAGCAGCATTTAAGATAGCAAGAGCATCTACGATAGAATTCTGACATACAAATGTCTGTAAATTATCGTATCCTGCAACCTTAAGATCAGTTAAGTCTTTGAGGTTCTTGAGTGTAAGAGTGTTGATAGAAGATGGGAGAGAAGCATGAGCAATCTTACCATGATTAGCAAATAATACAGATGTTACAATAGTTCCATCAGCATAAAGATTAATAAGATTTTCACATGCAGACAGGTTAACAGATCCTGTAAGATTTGGACAATTACGAATATCCAAAGTCTCAAGAAGAGTATTATTACCCATATTAAGAGATGTCATAAAAGTATTCTGATATCCAGCTGTATTATTACCAATGATAAGAGTTTTCAGCTTAGAAGCCTTTGAGAAATCATTATCATGAATATAACAAGCAGAGAGGTCATTTAGTGCCTCAATTCTTGATGCAGCATAGATAAGAATAGCTGTATCATCCATATTTGTTAAGTCCGTAGTAATCTGATATTCTTGTCCGGCTTTTGCACGTACCTGAGTAGTTTCTGGTGAATTACCATAAAGTACAGAAATATACATATCAGAATAAGGAATGATCTTCAGAGTATAATCTGGTTTAACTACAACTTTCTTAGGTGTATTACATCTGAACATAATCTGATCAGACTTTACATCTGTATGTAAGAATTTCGTTCCCATATAAATATGCTGGTCACGTTCCCATTGTCTGAGATGATATTTTCCACGTCCATTCATCATCTCATTAAGGAATCTCACTGTTCCAGCACGATATGTTCTTATATACAATCTTTCATAGTGGATTCTCCACAGTTCTTCTGGGAACTGATTCTGCCATGCTTCATACTCATTGATTAAGTGGGAGTCTGACCAACAGTTAGAGTCTACAGACTGATACATGTTTCTTAATTCTTGTGTAAATACATCACGTATTCTGCACCACAATACAGATTCAGCAGCATTGAAAACATAACCAGATGAAGGATTTCCTTCTTCTTTATAGTCAGTATCTTCCTTACCATATGGGAATGACAACTCACCTGAATTATTAATACCAAGCTGAGTATCCATATCATATGCCCATAGATCAAATCTATAACCATTATGCAAAGCAGCCGCATCATCATCTATAGTATAATATTTAGCTTTATCACCCATAGTTGTAGCTTCTTCCTGAGTGATATAATGTTTTGCCCAATGCGGGAAAACATTCTTGGCTCTATTGTCAATCATACTATATCTGAGTGTAACTAAATAGAAATAGAGCATTGCATCCTGAATACACCAATCTTTCAAGCCATCTTTAAATTCTTTATCACTAGACGTAATTACAAACTCATAGAAGTCTCTCCAAATCTGTTTGTTATCTGTACGTATTTTCTTTTTTGCTTCATCAGAAGTAAGAGCAGAACCATCCTTAGAATCGCCGCAACAATCATATCTGAATTCAAATGATCCATCCCAGTTATTATACAGAGCATCATATGCTGTATTACCAGTTTTCCATTCAGCTTTACTGATAGGATATTTCATAGTTCCATCTTGGTTTGTTATACCGGTCTGGAATGCAGAGTTTGGAAGAGTATTATCACTGATCTCAATACAGAATTCTTTCATATCCTCTGGATCATAAGCTCTTGTAATATCAGTCTTCTTTGAATCTCCCATATTACCGAGAGAGTAGAAGTGCCAGTCTGTATCCTGAAATTCTCTATGAGTAGTAATATCAGGATCAGATTCTTTAATAAAGATTACACAGTTGACAAATTCCATAGAGTTTTTAACTTTAGGATCTCTACGTACCGCAGGACTTTCATATGGTAAAAAGTCGTTGAATCTTTTCTGTCCTAATGCATTAGTTGCCATATTTGAAGATGCTACATTTACTTTAAAATTCCACCAATTATTTGGAACAGAGTTTCTTGTAAGACTAATCTTACCAGTTCCGTCCTCATATTTTGTGCCATCACCAAGAACTAACTCTGTCTTATAGTTAGGATCAAGAGGAATCTTACTATTGATCTGATGTACACCATCCGCACAACAAATAACATCAATATTTCTGGCAGCAAAACCATATTCATTACTTGTAGTTCCCTGTCCGGCGTGGAAACAGTTAATAAATTTCCAGTTATCTAATTTAGGATCCCCATTCTTATAAATACATTCCATAGAAGTATTTTTAACAAAATCCTTCTTGTCATTTGTGAAATGCGGCGCTTCAATTTTGATTACTCTTAGATTCGGGCAAGCATTAGCTACAGAATCTGGAGTAAGAGCATTGTTGTCATTGTAGATCTGGTTTCTATTATATCTTGCAATCATTTCATCTGAATCTCTAGCATCTGCAATAAAGTTAGCAAGAATGTCAGAATCTGTGAGAGAAGCAGAATAAGCTTTCATTCTATAAATCAACACATCACAATCCGGAGAACCAATAGAAATTGGGGTAGGAGAATACTGGTGCAGTCTATGAGAATTATCATAAATAAGAGGTCTTCCTCCAACTCCGTCTTCATAAGTCATAATGATAGAAGTTGCAGATGTGTCTTTTGTATCAATTGTATTGATATTATATTCAAATTCAATAATATCCTCTTCGCTATATGGAAAATATAAGCTGTCAGTAGAAGTGTTCACGTATGCTTCGTGAACATCCATTTTAATACCTACGTCAGAGCCTTCAGTACCATCAATACATGATAAGAAAGTAGCAGAAGCATTACGAACATTCTGAGTCTTAAATACAAATTTGAATTCAGAACCAGTCTGTTTCGGGTCTTTTCCGAAGAGATTATAATTAATCTGAGCAGTTGTTCCAGCTTTTACACAGAAATACTGGTTTCCAGAAGCATCAATCTGGTATCCACCATTATCCCAGTCAAAGTTATCTGATACTGAAAGAGTAATAGCAGAGTTATTTTTATCGGTCCAGAGTCTGTCGGTATCTCCATTGGATTTTCCAACAGGGTTAAAATCAAATGCTAAGTTGGCTGTGATTGGTTCAACATCAATATCAAGTTTAGTGATATTAACTGATAAAATCTTAGTCACTTTACGACATGAGATGGTCAGGTTATGTTTTCCTTCAGTGGATGACTTATAACTCCAGATTTGAGCAGAACGATTTACAGAAAGAGTGCTCTGTACTTTACCATCAATTGATAGTTTTACAGAGGCGGGATTGTGATCAGGATCATATACAACATATTTAATACTTGTTGCCTGGTACTGTTGTGCTGTAAATTCCTGTTGAGCACATCCAATAATAGGAGTTCTATTTGTAGGATCAACACAAATGATATCCTTACAAATAGTATTTGAGGTTATTTCTTTATTGTTAATTGTCGCAGTCATATATACTTTGAGTAAATGGCTGCCATGTTCCTGTTTAGGAATATTATAAGACATAATTCTGCCGGAGGACTGAGTTTCAACAGTGCCTAAGTCTTCACCATCAAGAATAAAATGAAGAATCTTATTGACATTTCCGTAAGGTGTATACCTAAATACTACATCTGTATTTGTATATAACAAAGTATCATCAAATGTGCTTTCAAGTTTGAATTCTACAATAGTAACAGTCCATGTCTTAGTGGCAAGTGTCCCAAAACTGTCGGTAATAGTTAATCTAATAGTATTTGCACCGACATTAAGATATTCAGTGATATCAAAACTATTGTTTCCTTGCGCAGCCGTATTCGTAGCTACAATAGTATTACCAACTTTCCACACAGCAGTACCGGCTCCAGTTGTATCACCAGTATTATCTACAGATGAAAAACTATATTCAATAATTGCTTTTGAACCAAGTAAGAAAATAGCATCTGCATTTGTGATTCTTTCAATAGTAATAGTAGTAGTATCTGAGGAAGATCCTCCACCACCTTCAATTTTAAAGCTTTTCTGGATTTCTCCATCCTTTAAAAATGTAAAAATACTATTTTCGTATGTAACATCGTACTCTGCAGCCGCAGGATTTTTCTTGATTTCTTCAATAGCGGCCTTAACATCTGTAATATCTGTATTAATTCCTTCAAACTGAGTATCATAAGAAGTCATATTTTGTTTCAAGATATCTACAGCATTTTTGGCCTCATCAGATTTTGTAGTAGCACTTTCTACTTTCTTCTCAATGTTTGAAATAGTAGTTTTTATCTCTGAGACAGCAGTAGTATTGGCATTTACATTCTTTTCGATTTCAGTTTTAGCTGTTTCAAGTGGACCAATTCGATTAGAGATTACTGTATCTTTCTCGTCCATTTCTGCTTCAAGTTCCTGCTTCAATGCAGCTCTCCACTCAGCAGATGGCTCAATAGAACTAAGTTCTACAGTCTGAATAATAGTTTCTCCATCTTTGAATACTAATGAACCTTTTCCATTGACAACAGAATACTCAACTATAAGGTTTGCAAGACTGTTAATAGTAATAGGTTCTCCAATAGGTTCCGTTCCATCTTTAAACACTAAATTTCCAGTTGTGTTGTCATATTCAACTTTTAAGTTCTTCAAACTGTCAATACCAGAAATAGCAGTGTTTAATTCTTTGACTTTTGTATCAACTTCTGTTTTTGTATAATATGCTTTCAGAGATTCAGTTACTGTTCCATTAAGATCATTCATAACAGATGTTTTTACATCTGCTTTTATATCATCTACATTAATAGAAGCAGCGGAAGCTTTTGCTTCATCTGCGTATTGTTTTGCTTCGGCTACATGACCAAGAATCATATTTACAAAACTTGTATACCAATCTTCAGAAGGTTCAATGATTCCGTCATAATTTAATCCTTGAAGAACAGTAAACTTACCATTTGGTCTGGTTCTCCAAATATAATTGTTTCCTTTTTCATTTACGCCAGTAGCCATAATTTCAAAAATTATATCTCCGGCATTTGCTGTAACAGCAGCATCAATCAACCAACCAAATCGAATATAAGTATTGTTGGAAGCTACATTGATAACTGTCGCTACTTTACCTTTTTTCTCAGCTATAGATTCATATCTTATCTGGATGAGCATATCCATAAGATCCATACCATCCCAATATCTTGGAATCCTAAATGGCATATACTGGCTGTTTTCTTCCTGCATAATATTAATCTGTGTAGCATCAACGGTAATATTTTTTAAGTTATCCACTGTTGAATATGCATCGTCTTGATATTTGGTATATACTTCATAACGACCATCAGTACATAATGTATATTCCTCAGTGTCTACGGCTAACTCAGCATTCAAAGTCATTGCCGAATTAGCCGCAGCAGCAATTTTAGAATCTTTAAATGACATATCATGACTCCTTTACTTTAATAATTTATCCAGATCGACAACCTGATCAAGATGAACAACTCCATCCTGTGTGCCATCAGGATCTTTACCTGTCATATCTTCGGCTACCATAGCAGAAAGATCTTTTACAACGATACCATTTCCGGTATCTTCACCATTTCTGTCTGTTAAAGTGATTTTTCTGTCTTCTGTATTAAGACGAATATCTTTTACCATACCTTCATAAGTCGCTTTATTCTGAGCATTGAGATCTTTAATCATTCCTTCCATAGCAAGGAGCCTCTGATCAATTTCAGTAAACAATTCAGAAGGTTCATATTTATCAAATTGTACAAGTGGAGTAATATGAATAACACCTGATGTGGTTTTTCGAATATAAGAAGTGTATGTTCCATCTTCATTAGCAACAAGTTTTAAGAACGTGAAAGATACTTCGATATCACCGGCTTCAGCAGTAAGTGCTGCATCGACAGGAATTAAATACTGAATATAATTCTGTTCATATTCAAGATTATTTATAATAAGTTGTGTCATTTTAATTTTGTCTGACACCGGGAGCTTATACTTCATATAAACAGTTGTATCTGACATATCAATCTGTTCCCGATACATTTTACTTGTTACAATCTGAATCTTATCTACATAATTACTTCTTTCCACAATTGATTCTTTGACTGTTGTTACAACAGTATTTTCATCTGTAATTTTTAGTGTATACATAACTGCCTCCTTCCTTATTTAGTCTGAGTTTTTTCTAAAGCTTCAATTCTAGTCTGTAGTGACTTAATAGTTTCCTGCAGTGTTGTGACTGATGAATTCGCATTATCAGCACTTTTCTTGATCTCAGCAGTATTCTGAGTCAAAGTAGTAATATTGTTCTGTATTGTTTCGATATTATTGGTCATGCTAAGTAATGATGTATTGATCTGTTCAATTGAAGTGTTAGAAGAAGAATCTGCAGACTGCAGATCAGAGATAGATTTCTGTACGGCAGTCATAGATTCTTTCAATTTATCCACATCAGCTCCCAGCTGAGTAAGTTTTCTTCCAACAACAAGGGCATCAGCGAATGCACCCTGTTTAGATAATGTCATATCTGATTCAGGGAGATTAGCCAGATAATTGTAATCATACTTAACAACACCAACAGAGGTTTGAATTCCCTGAATATATGTTGCCATTATTACTCACCTTTTTCTACAAATTCATATAGTACTGTCATATCAAGCATAGACAGTTTGTCTTCATTAGATTTAAGCATTTTCTTGAGAGATTCCTCTGGGATCATCTCAACATCAAGTTCACATGTTTTATCATAAATTTTCTGCAGACTTTCTTGGATTTCAGGAATGATTTTATCTTTTATGTCATCATTAAGAACACGATTTCCTGTTTCATTACCGTTTTCGTCAACAATAGGATGTGAGTTTTCCTCTGTAAAATAAGAATCAACTAACTCCTGCTCGACCTCTGAGATTTTATCTACCTGCGCCTTAAGAGCCTTTAGATTCATTGTATTCGCCCAGAATACATCAACATCTCCTGCGATTAAATCCGCACGACTCTTCATAGAATTTAATGTTTTATACATTGCCATAATGTCTGCATTTACAATAACTTTTTTCATAATCCTTGTACTCCTTTTATATTAATATGTAACTTTATTTTCTCTGACGAGTTCTTCAATAGCATCATTTAGATATGCTTCAAAGTCAGAATATAATGTTTCGATAGCCGCTTTAGAATCTTCTGTAATCAACGCCTTAGCTTTATCAATAGCCATCTGTTTAGCAGTTTTCTGAGCTTCTGCATCAAACTTACCTTCCTTCTTCAAAGCATCTACATAAGTCTGATTAACTGTGAGCACTGCTTTACTAATAGCATCAGTAGCAGCGTCTATATATTTTACGAGCTGATCATTTTCCAGGTTCTTTTCCTGTTCTTTAATCTTTACTTTTAGGAAGAGGATTCCATAAGTAATAAGAAGTGGAAGAATACCAGTAATGATCAGATATAATACGTCCTGAATACCCTGTTTGATGTCCATAGTCATACCTCCATTCATCCTACAGCCTCATCTTCAGATACATGATCGAAGACTGGCCTTTCTTGTGATTCTAAATTGCACATTGCAGTATCATAGGTAATACCTCCGACCTGGTTTTCTTTACTAGCTTTGGCATAATATCCTAAAATTGTAGGAATCAACGCTGCCGGAATACCTATGAGCGCATACATATAACTCGTATCTCCGGTGAGACTTATCATATGTTCACTAAACCAAAGAATCTGTAAGCAGATAGCAAAGACTACAAACACAATAAGCTTACTTGTATTTGGTTTTTTAAAATTGAATCTTTTAACCTTTGCTGCTTTCAGATTTCGTTTCATTTCAATCTGCCGATTTTTGGCTTTGATTTTCTTTAATTCAAGTTCATATTCTCGACTGGTCAAATATTTCACCTTCTTTGCATAATAAAAGACCACGATTGCTCATGGCCCCTTATTTATTCAGGAATAATTCCATATACGTATGTTTCAAACTCTGTAAAATCTTTCAGGACTGCTTCTTTATTTGTTTTAAATGTTTCGCTATCCTGAATGGATTTATTGATATTTACATTTCCATCTTTACTAACAGATGCATTAAGATAAGCAACCTGCTTTGAGTTTTCACCTTCACCGATCATAACCTGACCGGATACATTTCTTGTTTCACTAATTTTTAACATAATTTTTCCTCCATTTTTTGTAGTCGTTGAGTAATGAGAGAGAGCTGTCCCTGGAGTATAAGAATTTCATTCTTAAGGGATTGATTTTCAGATTCGAGAGAATCAATACGATGATGGGCTTTTTGAGTCATGTGAGTGTTAAGAGCAATAAATTCGCCATATCTTAATGCGTATTCAACAATATTACCTGCTTTATTTGGTTTGAGTAAAATGTCTTTACAAATCAATCCATAATCACTTGTATCTAAATTATTATCATTGAATATTTTTTCAGTTTCTCTTGCTCCAAATCCAAAATGAAATCTATCATGATCTTCTTCTGAATCAAAATTTTTATATTTATATTTTATTGGATTTAATTTCATATAAATAGATTCTATATTTGGAATATCGTTAATTTTTGACATTTGTGTTTTTAACTCTTCATCAGAGCCTGTTATATTTCCATTTTTCCCCCAAATATTTTTCCATTTACAATTTGCGTCTCCTAAATTCAAACTTTGATCATAATTACAACCAAAATATCTTGCTGCGCTACTTGTAACTTCTGCATAATATGAAGTATCCGAACTATGATATATTTTTCTTACATATAAATCATTATAATCAACAGAAATAGTATCTCCAGAAATATAAATACCTGAGCCAGCAGAATAAGTTGTTCCTCCACCAGAACTTGTTGGTAATTGTACGGAGCTTAATTGAGAACCATTATTGTTATATAAGTATAAATATCCATTAGAAACATCTATTTTACTTCCAAATCCCCTTTCAACCCAACTTGTAGTAGCAGCTCCAATACTACTTGCCGTTATGTTCACAGAGACATCTGATGCACCTTTCCACGAACTAATTTTCGGTGTTCCATTTAGTTTAATAGTCAATCCACCAGTGATAGAAGAATCACTACCAGATGGGGTAATATAATTATCTATATCACTTGCATCTCCACTACCTTTGTAAACTTTAATGTTTTTAAAATATCCGCATTCAAAAGGATAAGCAGTTAATTTATTAGAATAATAAGCCGCACCAAGATACATAGTCCCGCCACGAGTCAGAGAAATATTATCCGCATTATTATATGACACATCATATGGAATCAACCCCGTATTTGAACCAGAACCTGCAATAGCAATAGCTTTTTTACCATTTCCATCATAAATCATGGTATGGTTGTGACCAAATCCTTTATACCCTAACGTAGTACTCCAATTAATGTCAGAATTTGAATGGGAATGTGATCGTGCAGCGATCCCTAAATTAGATAATGTATTATTTCCGCTTGCCAATTCAACATTATTAATTTTAGGTTTATTTGTAAGTCCATTATAATTAGTTGTGCCGCCTTCACCTAAATTAGCCAGTGAAGTATAAGTTTTTTTATCACCAGTAAGATAAATAGCATCTACATAAATACATGCATATGGATTAGCTGTTGCTCCAATGCTTATCTGAGAAGTAGTATCTTTAGTTTTACTTACTGTAATATTACCATATGCATCGGTTTCAGTTGATAACAAATATGGTAATAAACTAATAGATAACATTCCTGTAGTCGTACTTTCCATACCTACTGCAAAGTTACCGTTTTTATAAGGAAGAATAGTGTGATGATGATTATAACCATTAAAGTCAAATGTGTCTGTTGGTTTCCACATAATTGATTTATATGGCACTCCTTTATACTGTCCTAATGAATCAGTAATATTAAGTTTATTAACATTTAACCATCCATTTGTATTAATATCATCTGCAATTAATGTTAGAACTCTTGCGCCTTGTTCTTTTATCAGAAGCATTCCATGCATTTTTGAAGAGTCTAAAGATGAATCTATCAACCCAAATCCAATTTGAGTTGTATTAGTTCCCCAGTCAAATGCAGTAATTACTTGTACTGAATCAGTTGGTTCACCAGTTCCAACATCGTTATAATAAATAGAATATGATTGCTTTGCAGTAATAGATGTAGCAATAACACTACCTGTAAAACTTCCAGTTGCACCAGAAAGTTCTCCTTTAAAACTACCTCTTGCAGCTTTTAATTCTCCAGAAAAGCTACCTGTTGCTGCAACTAATTCTCCAGAAAAGCTACCTGTTGCTGCAACTAATTCTCCAGAAAAACTTCCGGTAGCAGCTGATAGTTTACCACCAAAAGTTGCATTCCCTTGATTATCTATATTTAACTGATTGCCAAGTTTTAAATCATCTGGATTCAAACTTATGGATCCATCTCTGTTACTTAATGAATTTGCAGATATATTCCAACCGCCAATAGTTCCTCCATCAGCGTAAATAGTTCCTGAAAATGTACCAGAGTTAGCATAAAGCTTACCATTTGAATCAACTCTGAAGTTTCCACTACCAAGAGCAATTCCGTCTGTACCAATATATACATTTTTATCCTTTGATACTGATGTTGGTTGTTCAGGAAAGGTATCCATGCCAGAATACAATTTCCCAGCTTCAATAGTAAAACCACCAATACCACCAATATAACCTTTATTAGCGGTGATGCTACCTTCAAATTCACCATTGCCTTTAAAATAAGCATTTCCTTTATCATCAATAGCAAAGTTCTTTGCTGTCATAGCACCAGTTTCCATATTAATTTGGAGTCCAGATTGTGTATAAATTCCGTCAACCGCAGATGGTCCCTGATAATTCTTAGATTGTAACAACTGAGCAGCAATTAACATAGTATTTACTGTATTTGTATCAATAATACCACCGTCGATTTTAGTTTTACCTGGTCCAGTGTGTGTATTCATTGCAGTGATAATACCATTAATGTCAATGGTGCTGGCATCAATGCTAATATGGTCAGAAATCATCTGAATAAATTTATCAGTAACTGTGAACTCAGACTCTTTGTCACCAGTTACCATAAAACTGATTTTATCTGCATTCTGAGTAATAGAAGAGGTGTTTGCTTTAATTTTTTCTTGAGCTTCAGAAAGATCTGTTTGCATACTGCTTACAGTAGATGTAATCCCAGAAACATTTTGTTTGATATCAGAAAAATCTGTTCGGATAGATTCTTGATCTTTAAGATATTGAGTATTACTAACCTTAGTTTCGATTTGTCCGGTCAGAGTATCTGTAACATTCTTAATCTGCTTTGTGTAGTCATCGGTAATAGTCGTCTTTTCTATTCCCCACCATTGATTTCCTTTGCCATCATAAATATTAGTGATGTCAATACCACCTTGTTCATTTGGTTCTATGATTTGGAATCCAAGTTTGTCTTTGGTAATGGTAGCGTTATTAATCATGTCTCCAAGAATTGTATTATCTGGAATACCTGTCTGGGTAATACCATTTTCATCAAATAAAGCAGCTCTGTCTCCATTTTTAACAATAAAGTTGAAATCCCCTTTACCATCCATACCAATCTGCACACGAACATTTCCTTTGGAATCATAAAACTGTTGGGTACTTTCTTGAAATGCAATAGTAGGTTTATTGTCTTTAGAGATAAGTACAATTTGATTTGCAAGAGCATTTTGAGCCATTAAATCTCCAACTGCAATTTTCTTTGCGATGAGATTAGTAATAACAGCCTGATCAATTTCTGCATTTTCTACAGTAAGATGAATTGTATGTAATTCTCCAACTCCTGCATGACCTGCAAGAAGATTTTTCACATTGATCATATCAGCATTAATCTGGTTAGATTCTATAATCTTAGCTGACAGCTTTTCAATATTTGCCTGTTCCGCTTCGAGAATACGAGTTGTGATCTTATCTGCGGAAATAAGTTTTACATCGAGATATTTCATGAAAGCAGTATCAACAGTAAGCTTATCAAATACACCTTCTTTTGCTTTCACGAGTTCTGCAATAATTGTATCAGCAGTAATGGTTCCGCCAGACCCGGTTCCTCCAGTGACAGTTCCACCTAACATTGAATTGAATAGAGGATTTGAAAAGATTTGTTTGATAGCTTCTGATGTGATGACATAATCAGAAGTAGAAGATTTGTTGACTGAATTAACACGACCACCGGTTCTGTCAGAAGTCTGATTTAATGCATTTGTTAAAAATTCGTTATCATTTGTTAATTTTGATTTATATTGGACCATGTTGGAAAAAGTAACTTCCATCGTTTCATCCATATCACAAGGATTATATCTGATTTCTACAACACGAAGTTTTACATATCGTGTATCAGATAGTCCTAATCGAACAAAATCATTTACTGCAAGCTGATCATGATATTCTCTGAATTCTGGAAGAGCATAAATATTTCCAATTTCATCTGTATAAGTATATTGCGGATGAGATTCTACATACAATTCTTCTACAGCATCTTTATATAATGTAATCGCTTTATCAACTGCATCAACTGTGCTATCAAGAGTCGTAATAATAATATTTTCATTTGAATAAGTTGCTTGATTATATAGGCTCTTAATAATATACGTTTCCTTATCTGTAAACGCTGGATATTTTTCCTGTACCTTACCAAAATTTTCCATTAAAACATCTTTGGCGATCTGGTTTCGTTTTTCTTGAATTTCAGGTTTCTTAGCCGCATTATATTCAGCTTGACGTTCCTTTAATGCAGTTTCAGCCTGATCTTTTAAATTCAAATAATCCAGATATTTCTGATGCATTTGAGTGAAATATGCCTCTTCGTATCCAGAAAGAGGATTATATCCATCTGCATATCCATTCTTTTTTAGTTCTTTGATACATGAATCATATGTGGCAATTTTAGTTTTTAATTCTGCAATGCCGTATAATTTCCAATCTGTTTCATACGCTTTCATGATTGCTTCAGACTGAGTAAAGTATCCAAATTGAGATGGAGCATCTCCCATTTCAAGCTGCATACCACAGACAGTAAAGTCAGAACTTCCTGTAAATGCCACATCAATAAGATGTGATGTTAGATTGAAAGAAGTATAAACTCTGGTCCAAGAAGATGTGATGTTATAAGAAATATTCTTTCTGTCCTCTCCGGTGTTATTATAACCAAGATAAAATGTACCGGATCCTTTTACAAAACAACTAAGAGTATATCTCTGAGATGGTTCGATACTGATATTGTGTTGATAGATGCCACCATCTGTACCGGTTATTTTAACTCCACGAGTAATTCCGTATGCAGGTGCGTCATTAATTTGTACTGTTTGGAACGAAGAAGTTCCGGAACCTACCATATACCAATCTTGACCTAATACAACTGGATTTACACATGAGATGATGTTTCCTTTACCGAAACCCTCTATAGTTTCGCCTTGAGCTTGTAACGCAGCCACAATGGATGGAAGAGTATAGTTCATGATTGATTCGTACATAGGCCAATCGGATGAATTTTTCAAATCTTCAAGATCAAAATTTCCTTCTTCATCAACATGAATAGACTCAAAACCTTTGATTATAGCCATGTTTGAATCATATGCATCTTTTAGATCTTCAACTTTTTGTCCGAACCAATTTGTCTGAGCAGTATCAATAGGGACTCTATTCATCAATTCAGCAAGAATTTCAAGATTTTTATTATACTCCCTAGATAAATTACAGTATTCATCTCTTCTTGATTCTATGTATTTTTGCCAAGCTGTATATTTTTCTTGTAGAACGATGTTCATATATGGTTCACGACAAAAATGAGAACAATCTGTAATGACAGAGTTTCCAAAATTTGCGAGATCGATATTGTAATCGTCAAGTCCATCAACATAAAATTGTGTTACCAAACTGTCGTCTCTTGATATTGTTACGCTATCTTGAATATTACGAAAACCAAGTACTACATTTGTATCTTTACCTAAACTATCCGGCTTATATACATTAATTAATAAATTTTCGGTATCAAATTCAAAAACACATTTATATGCAGGAGCAGCAGTTTGGGTGAAAAACGCATATACATTTTGATCGTCCACATCGAAATTACAAATTTCATTCGGAAGTAATACCTTATCATCATCCGGAGTGATGTTATCTACATATCCGATCTTCCATCCAGGTACATCCGCATGTTTCAGCACAATATGTAGAAAACTTAGGTCTTCATTTTCTGGATTATAAAATTTAATTTGATAAAACTTATTAATATCATGATTTTTTTGGTACATCATTTCATAAGAATCTTCTTCACCCATGTTAATTTTAAAATTTTTTAGTTTATATTGAGTAAGAGAGATTTCATATGATTCGGCGGTAATATCCTTTGTACATTGTGTTCCGTCATTTGTCTCTGTTGGAGGATCCATAATTTTATACCAGATTCCGTCACAATACAATTCCATCATTTCATCGAGTTCTTCATATCCCTGAGATTCTACGCCATCTACATATTTATCAACTGTAAAAGTTAATTCTGCAGTATTATTAGTTCTTAACGTAACAGAAACAGTAGAAGTATCAATTCCACCTAATGCACAAAAGAATCGTTTTCCAGGTTTAGCCAAATAAATGATTGCAGATTCTGTATTTCCATAAATATCATAATTATGAATCATTCTCATGCAAAGGCACCAACCTTTCGTGGTTCTCTATATGAGATTTCAAATGTCGCGTCGCCTGTAAATTCAAATATATTTTCTCCGTAAGCAAGACGAGGCCAATAAATGTCATCTATATCCTCAATCCCTAAATCTTCAAATGAAACAATTGATTTTGTGATGTCATAGATTTTTAAATTTCTACAATCTATATAGAAATCATCACTTTTTAATGCATTAATTTTCATTGTTCTACCATTATCGGTTTTATTCTTTATAGTAATTATCCCATGAGATTTTGGAGAAACTTTAATTGTGGGGTATACATAATCTTCCCAACAATCAGAATTGTTCTGAATAGAATATTCTCTAGGAAGAGTAGAAGAGGAAGTTGTTTTACATAAAATAAGAGGAGTATATCCCCATTGACTATCACAAGTTACTGTGTATGTTAGTTCATATGGAAGAGATGCGTGTTCTGTAGATACCTCTGTAATTGTAGCAAAAAATTCGATTTCTTCTGAAAAATAATCGTCTCCAATAAATTTAAGAAGCCTTGGATATTGAGGGGATGTTAACCATGCATTAATGATTCTAATATTATTTGAAGTTAAATAATCAGAATCATTTGGAATAATAATTCCATTTTTTATATCAGCTGTATAATTCATAGAAAATTTTAAAATTCCATTATCTAAATATGGAGTATATGTTGGATCGTATCTTAAAATTCCATTTTTTAATTCTGGAACTACATTTTTGTTTCTGCATGGATTTCTCATTACGCCCATTTTGAATGAATAATTATCACCATATAATGTTCCGAACTGATTTTCTTTTGGTCGATATTTATTCTTTTCTCCTAATTGCAAAGAACGATTTACAAGAGTATCATTTTCTTCTATTCTAGTCACAATCAATCCATATTCATCAGAAGTATGACCATTAAATTCAAATTGTAGCATTTTCTCACCTCTTTCATATATTTTTTAATATTAAAAGAGCTGTCTTAAAGACAGCCCTTTTAAATTAGCGAACTTTTTTCCAGTCACGTTTATTACGTTCAGTAATAATATCACCAATTTGATAAGCAAGTTTCTTAATATCTTGCTCATTATTGATTTTATCAACATTGATTGTAATATTACACTCACTATTCACACTTGTATCATTTGAAGACGATGGTAGAGTAGTGGTAATTGGTTTCGCCATTCTAGCATTAAATTCATTCAGAGTAGCAACTGTAGGTTTCAGTTGATCTGTAAATTCTTTTGTCAGAACAGTTTCACCCGGATTTGCACCGATTAGCATAGAATCTCCACGCGGTATTAAAGCATCTCCGCCGATCATATCAAGTATGTTGGCAGGAATACCTTTCCGTACAACACCACCTTTAGAGAATCCGTAGGATTTATATGCCTTCAGGATTTTATTTTTCAGAGTAGATCCCCAAGAATCATATTTCTTAACACCCGGAGTATTGATCTGAAGAATATCTGCAAGCTGTTGCATTTCTTTTGGTCCGACTTTCTTACCTTTAGCATTAAAATATCCTATCAAAGGACTCACTCCGGCAGGAACGTCTGTCGCACCGTCTGGACGGTTAGGTAGAGAATTTGTCCAGTCCTTCAGATATGCTTTTTTAAATCCTTCAACTGCGGTATATGATTGATTGCTATGGTTTGCGCCGTTTTTATAAGCATATTCCATGGCATCTCTCAGATTATTACCTGAAGTCTCTTTGATTCCAGCTTTATCTGCATAATCCTTGATCTTCTCATAATGAGAATCCGGCATTACATGAACGGTACAAGTAGCTTTAGCAAGACCACCACCGCCAATAGCAGTAATGATACATTTTCTTGTTTTAGACTCATCACGCGCCATTAAACCGTTCTTATTAAGACCTGAAGACACACCGCGAACTGTACCATCAGAAGAAACTTTCGCAATAGATTCATCAGAACTTTTCCACTCGATATCAGAGTGTTCTGGTTTCTTTGGTGACCATGTTGCTTTAAGCTGTTTCTTGATATGACTGTATGTCAGATAAATATCTGTATCACTCAGCTTCAAAGTATAGTCTGTATCTGGTTTAATATTTGGACTTCCAGCAGTCTGAGAAGATCCTGCGTTATTCATTGCGCTATCAAATGCACTATTACCAGCAGATGAACCGCCATAAGGCTTACTGGTGTCAATTTTTGTAACACCTTCCCATGCTTTTGTTGCATTTACAGCAGCAGTATTAAAGTCAGCTGCCTTTGTGATCATTTGACTATAAGTTTGAGAAACTTTCATGCCATACTGATCCATTACGTCGCCCAGATGTTTATAGGTGCTGTCGTAATTTGCTTTTACATTAGAAAGCATGCTGCCAATAATAGCTTCTTGGAAAGCTGCATTTTTCTTAACAGCATCAAGAGTATTGTCTAACGCCTTATTTGCCTCATCTGAAAAATTCTCATAGCCGGTATTTTTCATATCGACTTCATGCTGATGCATTGTATCGGCCATATCGTCTTCTGCATCTGCAAGTTCCGCACGTAATTTCTCAAGACGAGCTTTTGAGGCTGCATTTGATGTTCCTTCAAGTGCAGCAATCTGTGCTTTTAATGCATTGATATCTTTAGTTTTCTTCTTTAGAGTTTTGTCATAATCGTAATATTTCTCTTTAGCAGAAAGAGCATCTTTACGTTTTTCAATATTCTCCTGTAACAGATCATTCTCTTTAGTAACTTGAGTGGTATACATATCAAGAAGGTTCTGTTTAAGATCAGCAAGAGTAGCAGACTCTTGTTGCAAACTCTTAAGCATTTCATCGGTTTTAGTCTTATAATATTCTGGACCAATTGCACCATTTTTATACATTTCATCCAGCTTATTTAATCCCTCACGATAATTTGCTATTTTATCCTTAGTGGCGTCAATCTGTTCTTGAACCAATAAAATATTGGTTAAACCGTTTGTAGAGAAAGCTCCATCATCATTATAGAAACTCTCGGTATCACCAAGTAACTTCTGAGCAGTCTGAAGCTCAGATACAAGATTTGAAAGTTTATTCTGCGCTTCATCAAGAGGTTTAAATCGAAAATCAATTTCTTCTTGAGCTAATTGCTGCATTGCTTCTTTTGATTGAATAATAGAAGTAGTAAGATTATCATATTCCTCAATCTTTTTCTGCATCTCTTCATTGCTCCAAGCTCCACCGTTAGCTTGATTTGCTGCAATTTCTTCTGCAAGAAGCTGTCTTTTCGCTTCATCAGCGCGAATAATTTTATCATAAGTTTTCAAACGTTCTTCATAATCATTGGTTGAAAGCTGATAATTAATATCATCAGCATTCTTTTTATAACTAAGAGAAGCGTCCTGCTTATCACCAGCTCTTTCCCAACGATCAATTTGCCATTGTTTTAAGTTTTCTCTGGTTTCTTCAAGAGCAGCTTTAGCTTCTTGGATGTGTGTATCAGCCTCAACAATAGACGTGTTCAAATCAGTTAGATTTTTCTTCATTTCCTGATAAGCTTTATCTTTTTTGTTATGACCATTCACATTAAGATAATCTGTCATGCTTTGCTGAACTTTATCTCTTTCTTTTAACATCCAGTCTTTCTGATATTGAGCATAACTTACTTGTTTTTTAAGATCTTTCCAATATACCGAACCGACTTTTTGAGATTTTCCGCTCTTTATACGATTTTCAGCTTTAGCTGCATAATATTCCTCTTTAGCTTTACGCTTACTAATGATCAGATCATAGGAATCGTAAACATTATCAACTTTAGATTTAGCTAAATCAAGTTCCTGAGTTTTCTTATCTCTATATTTTTGAACGGCATCAAGATACTTGTCGTACCACTGTTTATATGCTTCTACGGCAGCTTTCTGATTTGCATCCAATGTTTCTATATTAATAGTGCCATTTTGAACTTTTTTCTTCAGAGCAGGAGTAAGATATTTGCTTACTTCGCCATTGTTTGCAACTTCTTCGGACTTCCTTTTATAAACAGAGATGCTTGCTTTAGCAGCCTTGATTTCTTTATCTGTATTTTCAAGAGCTTTATTATAATACTTTTGAGCTTTTGTATAATGACTATAATCACTTTCGGCAAGATCTGTATACCTAGAAGTTATACGATCAAGACGATCCATAGCAACTTCAACCCAATCCATAGCATTATCATTCAGCTTTTTGATTACATTTTGAAGAGCTTCGCTTACTTCATCAGCCGCGTCACTTGTATCATCACTATTGTTTGATACCGCATCTGTATTATCTTCGATTGCATGTTGAAGACCAGAATTACCGGAGTTACCAGAATTTCCAGATCCGGCAGGTTTAACAGTTGCAGCCCCGCCTTGGAAGTGGAATCCCGGAGTATTACCAGCAGCAGCATAGGCTTTCATAACGCCTGGAGAAGTAACAGTACCACTTGCATAAGCTCTGGCATGTCCTTGAATAGCTCCGTGTTTAAGAAGAGCATCAGTTTGAGTAGTAGAGAATATAATGTCGCCCTTTTTCAGGTTCTCTATATGAGCACCGCCAGGAATTAAACTCCAAACACCATCACGAACAATTGATTCAGCGTGACCGTTGACACCCACTTCATTTACAAGAGCTTGCTGATCTTGTTTAATAGCAACATTCGTACCACTTGCATGAGCCGGTGTAATATTTAAAACATTGTAAGCGCTTCCTGTAGACTCAGCTTTAAATGTACCAGTTGAACATGCAACTGTTTTACTCAAACCACCACTTGGTCCACCTGAATTTATCCAATTAACAGTTCCGGTAGCAGTGAATGAAGTCTGAACGGCAGAAATATCATTTCCCCAATGAACAGTACCATGAGAATAATGTTCGGTAGCAGCATAAACATCTACTAAACCTGTCTCATTAGACCATTTTACTTTTCCTTCGCTTTTTTTCTCTTCAGCAAGGTAGGCATCTACTTCGTGATGTTCTGGTTTGAAAGTTACAGTTCCTTGGCCTTGTTGTTCTTTTGTCAATGCTTGGAATTGAGTTTCGTCAATTTTAACCGATACAGCAGGTGTATCACCTGATAAAGATTCCAGACTTGAACGTAATTCATCGATTTTAGCTTTACCATCTTCGGTATTGACATCTACGTCCAATTCAGCTTTTTGAGCCAACTCTTCGTCGTTAAGAGATAATAATTTATCAATATCACCGGTTTTATCTACTGCAATTTGAACATGCATTTGCATTTCACGTTGATCAATCATAGATTGAATTGCTTTATATTCAGATGAATCTACGTCAAAATTTACTTTAATATGCTCTAATTCACCAATTTGTGATTGTAGTTTATCTACAGATAATCCTTCTATACTACTATCCACATCAAATGAGAGTTTAATATCCCCATCTGCTTGCATCTGACGCAATGAAGCCATTCCGTCCTGAGTAGCTTGATCCAATTCATCAAGCCCGGTCATATCAACATTAGGATCAATATTAACAACACCTAAAGCTTCAAGAGCCGGTAGAAGAGCAGTCGCCTGTTCTTTTGTTAGTCCAAATTGATCTGAAAGTCCCTGAAGAGCATCTTCAACATTACGAATACCCTGATCCTCAGATTCATAAGCTCCATTGCCTAATTCAATTTGGCTTGCTTCATTCCATTGATCTTTATCCAATGAATTAACAGCATCAATAACGTTCTGTAATGCTTCACTTTTCTGTTCCTGAGCATCTTTAATTTTATTAACCAGTTCAACATCAGAATCAGAGTAATCTCCAGTATTACCACTTTCAATTCCTTCGTTGACATCCTGGAAGTGTTTGATCTGTGAGCCTTTAGCTTTCGCTTCATAACCCTGGATCATTTTATTATAAGCAGCCTCATCAACTTCAAATTCAGGTGTTAATTTAATGCCAGTCTTCTTAGCTTGTTCCTGAATTGATTCGATGCATTTCTTACCAAAATCAGAATCTTTATCAATACCATTATCTTTTATGTACTGATTTAATTCGTCAATAGAACCTTTGGCATCCTTGATATCCTGAATCTTACGATCAACAGTACCATCTTTGAAATCAGATATAGCCTGAGTAATACCAGTTTTTTGTGCAATTAAATTGTCAATAACTGCTTGTTGATCGTCCAGAGCAGACTGATCTGCACCATTGGCTTTCAGTTTTCCCATTTTAATCTGAGCATCAATGAGTTTATCGTCAATCTCTTCAGATTTCAGGGCGCCTTCTTCAAGAGAAGATACAAAATTATTTGTATCGCCGTAATCTTTCAATCTACCAAACATAGATTCGAATGATTCAAGACTCATACCCATCGCATCTGCAGCTTCTTGAGTATCAGTGAAAGAGTACATCCATTGCTGATTTCCATCCTCAAGAGTTTTGTAAGTAGCTAATCCCTTAGCCTCAAGATCGCTTAAAAATCTCTTTGGACCGGAAGCATCATCAGTATAATAATTCTTGAGTTTGTTGTAGTTCTCAATGAAATTATCAGCATCTTCAAAACCATTCTGAGAGAAATATTTTGCAGCTGCTTTAAACTGAGGAGTACCGACTAAGCCTTTATCATACAAATCTTTTGCATTATCCAGATAACTCTTAGCTGTAGTATATTCATTGCCTTCAGTAGAAAGATTGTCAGCATTAACCATTGCTTGGAAATCAGAGAACTGTTTTGCAGCCTCCTGATACTGAGCAAAATACTGTGCCTGCAGATTTTTAAGATTTTCTAATCCTTGCTGAGTATAATCTTTGTTACCTGCTGATAATTGATCCTGATAATCCTGAATCCGTTGGGCAAAATCAGAATTCATGAATTCATTCTGCTGTTCCAGATAATCCTTCATTCTTTCTGTGTTGATTTTCAAACCTTTTGCAGTGCGATCAAATACATTATCAACATGAGCATCTTTTAGATCACTAAATTGTGTTCTAAGACTATCCATAGTATCAGATGTAAGTCCTGTTTCTGTCTGCATTTCGCTAATAGCTGATGTAAGAGCAGTAACAGTGTTCTGCATATCAGTTACTGGAAGATTAAATGCTGTTTTTGTCCAATCGGCCTGAGAAGCCTTCATGTTCTCAATAGACATCTGAGAAGCTTGAATCTGATCTTGCCACTGCTTAATTTGTTCGTTATCTTCATCAGAAAGAGGAGATAAGCCTTTGCTATTTTTCAAAGCATCGATATTATTCTGATATTCTTGAATCTGATTATTCAAATTCTCAATCTGCTTGTCTCCATTTTCGATTAAATTGGTGTAATCTGAAGCAGTAGCTTTCATATTATAAGCAGATTTATTATTTAATCTTGTCTGCTGATCGGAAGCATCAGTCTGAAGACGAGTCAGTTCTTTTGAGAGACTATCCAGATTTTTAGCTGAAGTATCCAACTGAATCTGTACTTTAGTATCTTCAATTTTGGATTTCCAAGTGTCGAGATCAGCATTTGCCATTGATGGATCAAGTGACAATTTCATAATTGCTTGAACTGCAATTTCATCATTTCCATATTCTGACATTAACTGATTTACAAGATTTGGTGTTGTAACAGAGGCCATATGTTTGTCTGCTAAATTCTTTGTTAAATTACCAAGAATTGCAGACTTAGCATTGCTCATATCAAATCCGCTCAGATCCATAGTATCCATAATACTCTGAATATATTTATCAGCAGCAGCAAGCTGTTTCGGATCAGTTACATCTTTTACAGAATCTCTGATTTTACCGATAGCATCACTTGCTTTATCAAATGCTAAATTCTGTAATCCCTGTTGTAGATTATCAGTCTCTGTAGCAAGTTCCGGGAACTGCTGAATAAGATCAGTAATATCTGAATTCTGGAATGTACCGGATTTGATAGAATCCATTGAAGACTTGATATTTGACATATCTGTCTGGAAATTGTCTGTTATGGTATCAAGATCTGTTGCTGTATCTTCAGCAGAGTTCTTGAAGAGAGAAGAGAAGGTTTTTGATTCAGCTTCAATTTTTGCTTTTTCTTGTGATTTATTAAAATTGGAAGCAAGATCCATATAGTTCCAATCAGAACCATCTAATCCTTGATCGCTATAATAATTCCAGAAATCTTCTATTTGCTTATCAGTTTTATCTTTAAAGAAATTATAAAGATTTCCTGATGGGCCAACAAAATTATCTCCTTCGTTTAAATCAGCGCTGATATCAAAAATATCTTTCAGATTTTCTTTTATACCTTCAAGATTTTTCTCATCTGGTCTAGCAATAGCCATAATGTTAGATGCAAGTGTATCAGCACTAATACCAGCATTATCTAAAGCTTCTTGTAATCCGTCGATTTCTGAGATCTTGGCTTTGACAGCATCAGTACCACCAGATTTTCCAGCATTTACTAATTGATCTTCAACACCATCAAATTTTGCTTTGGCGAAAATATTGTTAATGCGATCTGTTTCTTCCTGAGCTGAATCTGTTACACGACCATATAATGAAAAAAGATCTTCTACAGATTTTGCAGTATCTTTTGTTTTAGGATTAATTAATGCACCTGTATCTTCATCAAATAGTCTATTATAATCATCAGATATTTCATCCATTGCGTCTGCAATTTCGCTCTGTTTCTTAGAAACACGATCATCCATTTGGTTCGCAATATTTTGCTGTTCGGTAAATCCTTCATCATCAGCACTCATTTGATTTAATTTTTGGTATGTAGCATCACGTTTTTTCTGTAATTCAGCTAACTCATTGACTTTTCTGGTAGTTTCTTCAACGATATCTTCTTGTTTAGCAACAACACTGTCACTATATTCATTTGCAACAGCTTGACTTGTTGTATATTTTTTATTCAGATTCATATCTGCATCAATGGCTTGTTGTTGGGCTTTGGCATCAACAAGTTTTTTCTGTACAGAAACTTGTGTTCCAAGTAGAGAATTTTCTTTTGTTAACTGAGAGAGTTCAGCATTTTCATCAGATGTTCTATTCTGTGTAGCACGAAGCTCATGAATACGATCCTGATTAGTATCATACTGAGACTGCTTTGTACTAAGCTCTGTTTTTGCATTTTGATATGCTTGTGCCGACTCATCTGAGTGTTTTTTAGCTGTAGCTTTTGTAATAGTAAATTTATCATCTGCCCATTTCCATGCAGCTGTACCTGCTGCAATTCCGCCAACAACAGCTAATACAGGCCAAATTGATTTGAGAAATGCACCAAGACCTGCAAATGTAGATCCTACAGAGCTAAATTTAGAAGCATTTCCAACTTTACCCGCTCCGTTTGCAGTATACCCAATTTTAGCAAGCATATCTTCCGTTAATGATTCTTCCGGAAATGCTTGTTTAAGAGCTTGATATGCTATACCAGAATCCAAAACTTTCCCGTATTTAGAAATCCAATTAACTCCAGCCGACATATTCCCTGCCGCTCTTAATGAATTGGATAAACTAGAAATACCTGTTGCAATATCTCCGCTAGTAGCAGCAGTATTTAATAGTTTGACAGCATTACTTACTTTTCCGATTTTACTTAATGACATGAGTTGTCTTTAATGTTATAATCAAACTATAAATGTATTGGAGGTAATATTATGGCTCTTATTAAATGTCCTGAATGCGGGGGCCAGGTGTCTGATAAGGCTCCGGCCTGTATTCACTGTGGTTATCCGTTACAGGAAATTGTCTCAAAAAGTACATGTATAATCAATTACGCAGAACAAGATGTTACTGGCATTAAAAAATATATTCTGTCTTTATCACCAGAAGATCAGCAATATTTCGCCCAATTTCTTCAATTACAATATGGATCATCTAAAACGCGTCCACCTATCAGTAGTGCGCAATATGCAGAGTTTCATGAAAAAATGGGAGAATGGGCCAATACATATAAACTGACAAACGAATTTGCCGCAAAGATGATTCTTGATTGTATGGCGCATAATTTTGAAAAGTTTACTTTTGAACAAGTACGTTATGTTCAACCCAAATCAAATTCCAATGTCGTCCGTTGTCCACGCTGTGGTTCTACATCAGTCACAACAGAAGAACAAGGTTATGGACTCTTCGGCTGGATTGGTGCATCTCAAAAGAAGAATCTCTGCCAGAAGTGCGGTCACAAATGGTGGCCAGGAAGATGAGGTAGAGTATGGATATGCATAATATTGTAAATGGATTTTATGAAAATGTAGAAGAACGTAGACTTCATATGAAACAAGAATTATCTGCTGATATTCAGAATGAAAATACTGCTCCTGTAATCGCTCAAAAATTATATGAGGCATTATGTTCTTATCAAGAATCGTTACCAGACGAAGATGATATGGTTCTTGCGGTAGCTCATTTTGGAGAAACAGTTAATATAATTGTCAACAAAGTCGGCTACATTGGGTACAACCTAATCGTGTTTTACGGAGAGGACAGTTACGGCAAACCGCAGAAACTGATACAACATATAAATCAGTTGGATTTTCTCTTAAGCGCGCAGCCAAAGGAGATTCCAGAAGCCCCAAGACGGCAAATTGGTTTTCAAACTGAATCTGAGACGGAATAATAATGTTATTATTTTTTTTTAAGCTAATCATATAAACACCTACTTTCAGAATGGAGTGCATATGTATACTGGAAATTATAGCCAAGAAGAAATCGATAGAATAAAAAAGATTATAGAAATCGGTGAATCTCAAAAACAAATTAAGCAATCATTTTGGGATGAAATTAATACTCCAGATGTTCTAAAATTGAAAGAAGAATCAAATACTCTCTGGGAAGATTATCGAATTGTCGATAAAAAACTTCTAAGGAAAATTCTGGTACATAATAATGGTTTATCAATATCTGATCCTGATTATATAAGCCTTAGTATAAGAATGATTGGACACATAAATTCAAATCTTCCAGACGATTTTCAAGAATTAATTTCTGTCTCACAAAGCAAATATGCAAAGTATAAACCGGTCAAAGATATTTACACGAAAGCATTATATAAAAATATTGCAAATTTATCATTAACAGTCACTCCTGAAAATAGTATATCAATGAACTCATATGGAAGTACACGATGGGTATTCACAGAATTTTATTGTTCCTGTAAACCATTTTTAATTCTTGACATATGTGGATGTGAAGTTATTGTCATTCAGGATATTTTTCCTGGTAAATATTGTCAAACAGAATATTCTATTACAATGTCAGACCTAAAGAATAGGTCGGATTATGAAATACAAATCAAAAAACAGAATTTTCTTGACAATTTTAGAAAAGAATTAGATCCGTATGGAAAAAATTTACATTCGGCTCCGTTTTGTAAAAAACCTGTTCCGAAACCTTTTGAAAACATCTACACACTTTATGCCCAAACTGATTCAGAAGAATATGGTAGGACAAAACGATATCTAATCATTGGATGCATGACATATGAAAAATGATGAACTTACGTTCTGACTTTACAACAATAAAGTCTAGTGATATATTTACTAATTGTAGGATAGCCGAGAGTGTGCCTCGGCTTTGCACACACCTACAATCATAAATATCAAAATCGGATGTTCTGTCCGAAATCAAAATCCACTTATATTTACTTTAGCCATATGGCAGAAGGGAGGTGGAACATGAAGAAAGAAGAACATCAATTTAAGCTTGCAAAGATAGCAATTAAAAAAATCATTAGGGTTTTAGCATTACTTGCAGCTTTATGGATGGTGTTACAGCACAATCCAATCAAACTCGTGACATCAATAAACCTAGAAGAACAACGTATTGATTTTAATTGCGAGTTTGCAAGCGAGACACCGGAGAAGTAGAAATACAACTCTGGTAGTGTGGGGTGAAACCCACACAATTAAAGTTTTAAAGGTTAAATTTCAATAATTTAAAATTCAAAGCTTATCTTACAGACACTGCGCTTGATCACCGCGGTGTCTTTCTTTTATCAAATATAATTTCTCTCTTTCGCATAAAGCGATTCGGCAGAAGAGAAGTGCCGCTCATGGAACATTCATTAAAAGTATATAAAATATACTCCGAGGAAGGGTGCTCTCTCTACTCCTCCTGATTATTTATATGTTTCCCTCGTCATTACTTACGTAATTGTTACTAACGTTTCACATATGACTAAATCGTTAATCAGGTTGGCACGTGCGTTGTCACGAGCTTTCGCCCATTTCACTATGCAATCAGCATAGAATAGTGAGTTCGACGTATTAATCCTCTATTTATTTATAGTCGCTATTCTCCACACATTGATATAAATCTCTATGTAGATAGGCTCATCGTTAAAAATCGGAAAATAACTTGTAACCCTTAGATTTTTGGGTCAACCTACGACTGTTGCAAGACCTCCACCACTCAGGAATTTTAATCCTGCCATTGTTGCATTTTTTACTGTCATTGCTGCAAATACAGCAGTAAGTAATGCTGGTATTGGTCCAAGTGTTTTTTCAAGTGACGTAAATCCTTCTGTTAAACTATGTACAAATTCAAGAACACCATTTACACTACCTGAATTATAGAAATTAACCCAGAAATCCTGCATCTGTGTTTTGATTGCTTGTAGTTTACCAGCAGTTGATTCCATGTATTTTTCCTGGTTAGCTTCAGCATTACCATTTGCGGTTGTTGCTTCCTCTGCCAGTGACATGGAGTCTGTGAATGCATCAAGCATAGACTTAAATTTTGAAGTTTCTGTTTCATTTAACGAATTCGCAACATTCGTTTTGTGTTAATATATTATGCTGCTATATAATCAACAAATTTATCGTTTTTAAAATCAATTACAAATTGCTCCCATTGATCTTTGGTTGCAATATCACCATATATACTATGGAATAAATTATGAATATCTTGCCTTACACATACGCCAAGATATTTATTTTGTTTTTCATTAAATTTAGTCACGATTATTTCTAATTCTTTGGATGTATATTCGTCTAAATTTTTATTTTCCAAATTCAATTCATATAATATATCTGATATAATTTGGTTAACAGGATATATATGATGCACATCAAATTTTTCACTTCCTGTTAAGACACATTTATTATTGCATGCATTAATGCTATTTTTTCTCCATGTATAAGAACGCCTTCTTAAATAATCATTTAAACGATTATTGATTTCTCCAAATGGATCAGACCTAAACAATCCTAGTCTTTCTCTCTGATATTTTACATTTCTTTGAGATCGTTTTAATTTGTCAGCTAATTCTATATCGGACATAAATTTCCAATTATTTTTTATAAAATCTTTTTCATCATCGGTCCACATGCAATTTAAAGAATAGTACGATTTCAAATTTAACTGAGATGCTTTCATTTGAATACAATCTTTTGTTTTATGACGCGGTAATAATTTCATGATTTCTATCATTGGGATCAGTGAATAATTTTTCTTTAGAATATTTATTTCTTCTTCAGTCCATGAATCATCATTTCTATATCCTAATTTAAATGCTTTTTGCTTTACCTGAGAAGAAGATTTTCGATTGTCAATTAAATCAGATATTTCCTCAAAAGTTTTACTATACATGTTCTCTTTAACAATTAATTCATCTTCTTTTCTCCAAAAATAAAAATCAGCTGAAAATCCACGCTTCTTTGCCATATCATAAACATTTTGTTTATTCATAAACGGATATTTCTTAAATATTGAGTCCCAATCACCAATTTGATAATACTTTTTAATATACTCAATATCTTCATCTGAATACTTTCTATATCGTGTTTTATCAGGATTATAAATTCCGGCATCTACTAAACATCTTTTAATAGCATCTCTGCCGAATCCTGTATTTTTCAATATTTGATTACAACTCATTCCTGAAAGATAAGAATCTTTGACAATTTTTTCTTGTTCTTCTGTTAAAATAATTTTTCTTCCCATAAATTCCTCTATATAAATAAATTTTATATTTATAATTTTTGATGTTATATTTGTTATACGCATATTAACACAACTTGCGCTTTTACGCAAGCATAGACTATTTCTTCACCTACCGACCTTTACGGTTTAGGGTGTCCTTTTCGATTTAAGGGGGTTTCACCCACGCCATTTGCGATTGCGCCCTACGATTATTGCTATAGATATTCAGGATTTCCACCTTTATTCTCTTGTCTATAGCTCGACGAGAATCTAGTCGTTGAACGTTCACCCTCGACTCAAGTACCGTATGATCTACGGAATACGTTAGGGTGCTTCGCTGCATGAACAACCAATCCTTGCGTTTTCAAACCTTCATAATCTAGTTTCCTGATTATTGTGGTGCAAGGCTCTAAGGTATTACCTGCAGTTAAAATCATTCCAGTATGAATTTCTTCATACAGAGGCTAGCTTTTAGCCTCGTGGCTGCTACATCGAATGCGATCTTGGCTTGCTGTGCATCAGTTAAATCGTCCCACTTATCTTTAAGCTCAGACATAACAGTAATGATACCACGGTCAGATCCATCCGGATTATAAACATCTACACCTATAGCATGCAGAGATGCAGAAGCATTAGATAAAGTTGCATTGTCAACTTCGTCGGCATATTGTGGCATTTTACCGACTTTTGTAGTTCTTGTGATAATTGTCTTCAAAGCATTACCAATTGAAGATCCATCTTCACGAGTTCTTTCTGATACTTTAGCAGTAATAGCTGCAAGCTGTTCATATGACATACCTGCATCATAAGCAACCTGACCGGAAGCCTGTACAGCATCAGAAATAATTTTGATACCTTTAGCGTAATCAATTCCCACACTTCCGGAAACTTTATCCAGAACATCGACAATATGCATAGAGGCATCAGCAGCAGTAGTAGATCCATCTTCTAACATATGGAACTGCTGTAAAATACCCTGTACCTGATCGGCAGCAGTAGAGGCATCAACTCCACTTAAGTTACTTAAGATAGCAGTTGGCCTTGCTGTTTGCTGAATTTCAGAAGCAGTAGTATTCATGTTTGCATAGATTTTATAAATGTCCATAGTATTATCCAAGGACATCGATAAATCTTTTGCCATATCAATTGCAGAAGTACCAAGATTCTGTAATTGATCAGGCGATAAATTCATTGTGTAACTAACATTTGTTAAGTCTTTTTGGAAATTTAAGAAATCATTGAAGCCTTGTTTGGCCTGCTGAATTGCTTTCATGGTTACCTGGAAATAAGAAACATAACTTGCAATATCTGCAATAGCACCTTTAAAGTTTCCTGATACCATACCTTTAAGTGTATTACCAAATGAAGACATTCCCGATCCATTTTTAGACGTTAGTGATTGAGTTACTCGTAAAGAATTATTAAGCTTATCAATATTTCCAGTTAATGTTACTGTATTACCAGAAATATCAGTAAATGTTTTTGTTACCTGTCCAGTCGCTTCATTAATTTTCGTAGAAATTTCTGAAGTTAATCCAATAGAAGCAGCATACTGACTTAAAAATGCGGAAGCATCTTTCGTATTACGAGTCCTATTTGATGTGAAATCAAGCTCCGTACCTTTATCAGTTACCTGATTATACTTAGAAGCATTCTTAGCAAGATTCTGCATACTTTTTACAACATCTTCAGAATCTTTTTCCGCTTGTGTGGTCAGTTTCTTTCTTTCTTCGCTTCCTTCAGCAAACTGTTCAATGTCTTTATTGTATTTATCCCATATATTATTATAGCTTTGAACATATTCTCCGGATAATCTAAAATAATTACTGTTTTTTCCTACAGCCTTTTCTCCATTTATTTCGCCTAGAGCCTGAGTAAAGTCAAGTTCTGCTTTTCCTTGTCCATTTGAATAAGTGTATTTTAAATTTCCAAAACGTTGAGCTATATTACTCATTTGATCAAAATAATCTGTAACACCTTGTGAATTTAGTTTAGAAGGATCTGAAAAAGTATTTTGTAAGTTTACAAGATCTGTTGAAAGTCCAGAAAAGTTTTGTTGAAATCCTTTAGAAGCACGTCCTGCTTTTGTAACACTAGAAACATACTGATCTATATCATTTGAAAGAGTTTTGAAATTTGTATTCAAAATATCATTTCGCTGATTATTAGCATTTGTTTTTAATCCCAAAATTGCTTGCTGTTGGAAATCTTTACCAAACTGATCGACGACTTGATCTCGCAATGAAGCATATAATTGCGTCGTATATCCATTTTTACCTTTTAATTCTGATATCTGACCAACATCTAATGAGGTATTCGTAGCAGATTTTAAAAGTTTTGCTTCTGTAGATCTTTTTAATTGATATGCAGTTTTCATCGCTTCCACTAAATCAGAATTATAATTGTTTTTAGTATTTGACATATTATCGAATTGCTTTTCATAGTTATCAAATACTTTCTGATTTAATTTATCCGCTTGAGTGGCATCAGAACTCCATACTTTGTTATGAAAATCTTGTACTTTAGTAGTTAAAGATTTTACTTTGTTCTGAGCTTCAACAATTTTCTGATTATAATCATCTAAAGTAGTGGCAGATTGTCCGGATTTTTTAGAGAATGCCTCTTTTTGAATATTATTAAGCTCTTTATAAGCCTCACCTAAAGCCTTCACATCAGCAATAGCAGCAGTATACTTATTTGTATATGCTTCTTTATCAATTGCTTTTGTCTGAGCAGCGATATCATTTTCAATATCTGTTTCAATTTGATTCGCACGACTTTTAGCTGTATTATATTTTTTTACATTCTTATCGCCAATAACTTCTTTATGCTTTTCAATATATTCGTCGGCACCTTTAACTGCTTCTTTATAAGCATCACGTTCTGCAGTAATATTTTTGATATAATCAGAATTTTTATCACTTTTTAAAGCAGTACGAAGTTCTTTATTTTTCTTCTCAAGATTAGACATATCTGACATAATCTGAGTATACTGATCATTTATTTTTGCAGTTTCTGAATTTTTTGCAGCCTCATCAGCCTGCTTTTTAGATGCAGTAAGTTGAGCCTGAGTTACTTTCATTCCATCTTGGATTTGCTTTAATTCAGATTCTGTATAACAAGTCTTAAGATTTTCTTTTAAAGTAGAAAATGAGTCAGCAGCTTTTTTACCAACGTCTCCAAGTTTTTTTGCATCAGCAATATATCCATCCAGTTGAGCAGAAGTAGATTCAAATTTGCTATTTAAACCAGCTAATGGACCAATCCATTTACCATCTTTAATACTTCCGGTAAAATTATCAGAAGCATTCTTAGTGCCAATAACAACATTTTGCTTCCCGGTCAACCCCTGTTCCAGATTATGCACATAATTTAAAGCAGATTCACGAGCCTTATTTGAATCAAACTGCTCATTAATATCTGTGATTTGTTTTTGAACGTTCTCTAACCCAGCAGGAGTAGTAATAGTAGATAAACTTTTTTGTATACCCTGAAGTTTTCCAGCAGCAATAGTACCAGCCTGTCCAAGAGATTCTATATCTGAAATCTGTTTAGAAATATCCGTATTTAGTGTATCTTTTTTTACATTGAAATTATCACGATTTGTTTTACGAGTTGCAGATAATGATCTGGCAGATTCAGCAGATCCTTTTCGAAGTGCTTGAGTAAAGTTCTGATACACATAATCGTTATCAGGAAGAGATGCATTTAATCTTGCAATTCTATGTAATTCAGATAAGTCTTGTTGATCAGATTTGATATCATCTTGTAACTTTTTAAGATAATTAGGATTTTGTTTATCAGTGGATTTATATTTCTCCGTATCAAGCTTCGCATAATTAGAGTTAATCTTTTTACTTAATTTAACAGCTTCTCCCTCAAGTTTCTCATAACTATCATAATATGCAATAGCATTTTCATATCCCTCAGCTAAAAGATTACCATTAGCATCGAACTGTTTTTTATATGTCTGAGTAAGGGTGTATATAGTTCTGTTAGTATCTTCATACACTTTAATATATTTCTGCGCGTCACCAAATTCCCTTTGAGAAAGCTGTTTTAAGCCATCTAATTCTGGTGGAGTAACAGGTTCTTCTGTTAAATTAGAATTAACATTCTTCAAACCAAACACAGTTTTGATTGTATCGTTCTGTTCTTTTGCAGCATCTGTAACTTGATTTGTTACTTTCTTCTCGGACTCAGCAATTTTATCATTTGCAGCAACAACAGTATCAGCTTCTTTGGATTTTGCATCAATAACTTGATCTGCTGTTCTAGTAATAGCATCTGAAGTTTCTTCTGTCTGTTTTTTAATATCAGAATTATCAAGTAACGATGAAGCAGTAGTAGCTGGTTTCGTAATAGTAGGAAGATTTTTAATAGCAAAATCCACATGTCCGTCAGCATGAATCATATCTTCAAGCTGACTTGCTAATTTATTCATTACTCCAATATTTTTTATAATTTCATCAGTATCGCCATTTTCATTATCGCGGTTATTGAGTTTATCGGCATTAATTTTAATAATTCTGTTGGAAATTCTATCGAATATCTTAGACACATCGGGATTATTCCCTAAATAACCCAAATCTTTAAGCGGCTTCTTTATCGAATAAATCTGTTCTACTGTTTTTCTTGTAGAATCAGCAGCTAATTGTGCTACTTCTTGACTCATAGGTTTTGGACCAACAAATTTTTCTTTCTCATCATCAAATAAATGTGGTGCTACTTTTGCATACGCTTCTCTAAATACTGCACTTTTTAAAGCATAATCAGATGGATGAATACTATTTGTTTTTCTTGCTTTTCTTGCTTCTACAAAATTTTTATATGCATCTTTTAATTCATCATATAATTTTTTAATATTTCCTTCTGGTCGATCTGAGTCATCAGAATCATCAATAACAGGTTTTACTTTTTTTTTAGTTTTACCAGTAGAAGAAGCCTTAGGTGTAGATTCTTTCTTTTTAGTAATTTTTGAAATGCTATTTGCAATATCTTTTTGACTGATCTGCGTCGGATCCAGAGCGCCCGTTACAACCTGATCGATAATATCATATACATTTGCTTTCTTAGCAATCTGATCTGCCAGATAAGCAACATAGTTACCTGTATCAGCCTTTTCAGAACCAACGCCCATTAATTTATACATTTCTTCAGGTGAAACTTTTGCAGCAGCTTTAACATTCATTTTAGAACTTAAATCAGCAAAAAACTTAGAAGCATTAAGTACATTTTGTACGAGCTTCACTTGTTCATTAATTGCATTACCATATTCTGTTGCAGATAAAGAAAGATCCGGGGCAGTAAACGCCTCGGACGGAATAGTTTTAGATACTGCTTTTTTAGCATTTTCTAAGTAGCTTTTTAATCTATATACAGTTTCGTATGATTCAGGAATATTTTTATCTGATATTATGCCCTTATCCGTAAGTGTCTGAATTATGCCACTTCTTTGACGAGCTGATAATTCAGGAACTCTTTTCATGAAATTATCAAGAGATATATTAGGCTCTTTATCTAGCCCTGGAAAATCTTTGAATTTTCTACTGACATCTGAATAAGCTTTCCCAATAGCGGCCTGTAAATCTTTACCAATGCTTTTGCTGATAGTGCCTTTATTTACTAGAAAATCCACTTTTGCTTTTGCAGTTGGGAGATTATTGAGCCTCTTTAAATCAGAAGCATCAAGTTGAACATTTACTTTTGCATCAATTCCACTTTGAGCATTTTTTCTTAAATTGTCTAATTTTATATTAGCTTTATCAATTTCTGACGAATCTGTCTTAGGCTTAACTGTTGTATTGTTAGTATCCTTAATTTCATCTTTTAATTTATTTAATCTATTAAGCAATGAATTAAGATCGTCACTACTTACTATTTCAAGTTCTTCTCTTATTTTTGCCATATGTATTGTTCACCAACCTTTATATTATAATCCATAACGATTTATAAGTAGATCTATCCCTACAGCCTCTACTTTTTTATGCCATTCTCCACTTTTAAAATAGTTTTTTACGTCTGACTGAATTTTAGGTCCAGGAGCAGCAGATGAGGCAGCCATAGCTCCCCAATGTGTATACTCTTTAAATGGAGATCTCCAATATAATGATCCTGGCGCCGGATGACCTTCTCCTTTATCAGCGCCTCCATGCCATCCTTCAAAAAACATACGGTCATAAATATATTCATTGCTTACTCTATGAGATCCATTTAGTAAAGAGGCATCTGATTCAAATACAAGAAGATTTCCGTATACTTCACAAACATATGCATCTCTTAATCCATATGTTCTGCTGTAATATATTGGGGAATAACTCGCATAATAATTGTTAACCCATTTATCAAATATTTCTTTAACTTTGGCTTTAACTTCTGGAGCTATAGCTTCAGCCAAATAATTTGAAAATGGCTGTGGGATATCAGCCATTAATTTTTTTATCCTTCGAGCAAATTCCTCTATTGTCATATCAAATGCCCCCTTCCTATAATTTATTTCAAATCAAGTTTAATTCCATTTTCCTTTACATATTTCATTAATTCAGAAATACCTTCGTTGGCAAACATACCAACAGTAGTAGCAAATGCTTCTGTATATTTCGCAACATATGCTTCGATATTTTTATTTTCTTCATGGAAATTACCCATAAGCAAACTATTAATACTCATAAGTTCAGACAATTCTCTTTCTCCGATAATTTCACAAATTTTATTCATGAGATTATTTTCAAATAATAAATCATAATCTTGAAATGCATTTGTAGTACTATCATCAGTTTTTACTATATTCAGTTTTGTATATAAAATAAGGATAGTAGTAGTCATATTGATTTTAGATAAAAACATATCAATATACTGAACCCCATTTTTTCCAGTAGTAATAGACTTTTCGAGTATGGTCTGAAGAACAAGTTTCTTTTCTAAAACGGGACAATAAGTTCTCCAAACTGTACTTTTTACAAATTCATCTCGCTGTTCATCTGTTTTCAAGAGATTATATCGTCTGATAAACTCTGGAACATCAATTTTTCTTTCAATTGTATCTGAATTAACTTTATTTATTTCGCTCATAATGAATCTCCTTTTATTCCTTATTTTTCCCAATTTTCAATATAAGAGTAATCAGCTCTTAATTGGTTATAGTATTTTTCATCAATTAAAATTAATTTGTTATATTCATCTGGAAATTGTTCTTGAAACAATTTCAATCTAACTTTACTTTTTTGATCCATCCAGCCTTTTACTTCAATCCATTTATCATATTCTGGCAAGTAAAAATCTGGCTGGTAACTTGCTACACCATCTACTATTTCTTCAAAAAAGAATCTTTTTATTTCGTATTCCCATTTAATATTTTTACAATTTAAGATTCTAGCAACATTAGCTTCCCATGCACTCCTAAAATAACAATCTAAATCAGATCTAATGCCACCTTTGCATCTGGAATACGCATTAGAAGTAGTATTATACCCACCATTATGTAATCTTGTTTGAACTGCTTTCATAGCAATATCATGCTTTTCTTCGGTTGTCATGTTTCTTGCCAATTCAATATGTGATTTTGACATTTTCTGTCTAACATCATCAGTATGGTGTTTATTTAACATACCTTTTGGATGTTCATTTTGAGCATAATATGTTAGTAATGCTACTTGATTCGGATAAATCTCTTTTTGATATTTTTCAGTTAAAATAAATTCTTTGGATTTATCTGAAAGAGTTTTCTTCTTTAATTCTGTCATGGGTCTTGATGATTTTGTTAATCCCTCTTTGTTAGCGTACCTGCAAATTGATGTCTTAGGACGATTTAGCTTTTTGGCAAAATCATCCAAATTTAGTTGTTCTGAATTTTCTTCGTAAAATTTTCGTATCAATTCTTTTTCTTCATTAGTAAAAACATTAAGTTTTTGGTTAAGCCCTAACCGTTCTTTCATCCCTCTAATTTGTCCTTCTGACTTATTTAATAAAATCATAAGTTCCGAAGTTGTCATTATTGGATAATTTTCAATCAATATTTGTTTTTCATTGTCTGTCCACATAAAAATCATTCCTTATATTTAGAACAGACATTATTTTGAATTTCTTCTTGGATACGTCCTTCTTTTGCTTTTCTTAAAATAGAGCAATTTCGACAGTATCTTTTGCAATTTTTACAAGTTGATTCGAAGGCATTCATCTGATCAATATTATCAAAAATACCAATAAAATTAGTCTTATAAATGGTGTATTCAATACGTGGGTTTTTAGCATCGTATAATACTTTTATAACTCGTTCGCAAGCCATATTATCATCTACCCAAATAACACCTGAGTCAGTGATTGCATCAAATGCAACTTTCCAATAATTATTTGTGTCCATATCAATTCTTGGAAAATAAAAAACAGCATCTACATAGTAGTGCTGCATAGGATTAGGGTCTGTTTCCCAATTTTGTTCTTTTGCTTGTCGTTTCACATATTCAGTAAATTCTGTTTGGAATTTTTTGGCTTCTTGAGTTTTATAACTCATAGCCATTGGTTTACCATTTTTCATAATGGCTCTATATGCCAAATAGTGATTCACTGATATAAAATCATCAATTGTCAATATAATTGATTTATCCATATATTTAAACCTCTTTTACTAATTCATAACTGATAACAACCGGAATAATAATCAATCCTGCATTAGTATCACGAGTGTCATGTTCGTAGTATTTTCTTACAGCCTCTGCAATAGCATAAGATGAGCATTTAGTAGCGTCATCAATATCTGTTACAAAACTGTATTCAATTTTTTGCAATTTCTTTTTGAGATATGTTGGTTTGCCAGAAACAGTAGTAGCAATAACATATCTTAGAACTTGTTTATCTAAAATTTTTTCTTTCATATAAAGTTCTCCTTATTCAAGTGTATGATTAAGCCATTGCTGAAACAGTTCTTTGGTTTCTTCAATTAAAAAGATGTAAACAATAATGTCTTTTCCGTCATCCGTAACACTTGGATACATATCTATCGGAAATACTCTATGTTTAATATATAAATCACGCTGCTTCGGATTTATAATCCTGCAGACTTCTTTCTCCGTATAATCACGCGGCTTCAAATTTGATTGTATTCTCATATTCCTTTTACTCCTTAAAAGTGAAAAAAGGGGTAGTCTCGAATAGTGAGACATACCCCTAAAAAATCACTATTCAAATACTATTTACGTTTTCTTGTACGTACTGGTTTACGAGTTTCAATTTCCTCGCTGTTTTCTTCGTCAACTACAGAATCCGGCTCAACAATATCTTTTTCTGAGATCTTCTGTAATTTAATATCAGCAGTTTCTTTCTGAATTTTTGCAATCATTTTCTGATTTACTTCATGAAATTTACTGACATCAGACATATCACAATCTTTCATTCTTTCAGCAGCTTCTCTAGCTGTAATGTTTTCAGCATTATATTCTGTTAATGTATTAAAGATTGTTCTGCAATTATCGCTGCAATAAATCTCCATCCATCTTGGAAGATGGTCGAATTCTTCACAGCGACTACAATATGTATATGTTTTTCCGCATAAAATGCATTTCTTGTTATTTTTCTTAACCATGTTTTCCTCCTTGAATATGGATAGTAAAACAGCCGGCATGCTATGACACATACCGACCGTAATTAGAATAATATTATATTATCTAATGATTATTCTTCGTCTTCATCAGCCCAATAAATGTGATAAAGAGCTTTATCAGCAGAGCAGTAATCTACCTGAAGAGATCCAGAGTAAGCAAGCTGTCCGTCAGTTGTCAGAGAGATTTCAATTTCAGGAGATACCTGGAATGATGGAAGTACAATATACACTCCTTTAAGAACGTCAGAATGACATGGATCAACAGCAAGAGCCTTTAAAGTAAGCTTTACTGTCTGCGGGAACTTATCTGCCTTATTAGTAATAGCAACACCAGATTCAACTTCTCTTTCATACATAACGATGTAAGTATCTACGCCTGCAGCTGTAGGTGGTGTAAATTCTCCCCCTTCTGTAAGAGCGTATTTATCTGTTGCAGCAGCGGTATCTTTCTCATATGCAGTACCCATGGAACCATTTGCGCTGAAAGCATTTACTTTTACAGTACCATCAACAACTCCTGTTAATGTTGCTTTTGCACCAGCTTTTACAGTAATAATTTTTGGCATTTTAATTTTATTAGTAGAAGAAGCAGTTCTTTTACCTTCACCAGACGCAGCGCCAATAACGTTCAGGTTAATCATTGCATTATTTGCAGTAAACTCACCTGTTTTGGCCTTCCAGAAACGTTTGATCAGGTTACCCTGATTATCTGTTGCATCTGTTGACTCAGCACTGATATTAATAGTTGCATCCTGAAGCTGAGTTAATGCATATAATGGATTTCCGCTAAGATCTTCAGCATATCCATACTGAACACGGTCGATTACGATATCATCTAATGTAAATCCCATTATGATTTCCTCCTTTAAATTTTTTGTATATAGAAATTAATTTTTGAGAGAAATTTCTCTCATGAAATTAAGTTCATTCTTATCAATCTTTGAAGCGTCAACAAAGCCGCTATAAATACCCTTAAGTAAAGCAGTAGAAGATTCATAAACTTGTAATCTTTGAACACTGTCCATAAATTCAACAATGCCAACTTCACGTAATTCATTTTTTTTATATTTGAAACCGGGATGATTAAGACAAGTAGATATGAGTGGTAGAAGAGTGGATTTGTAAACATCATTTTTGTGTTGTTCGAAGCTCATGCGATCTTCTTCAATCATCCATTCTTTTGTAGATTTTCCCCTGGCTTTTTCCACTTTTGGGTAAGTGTTGAACATAGCTCTTAAATACGAAGCCATCTGTAGATATGCGGCTTCATCTATCTGAACATTTTGTTCTTCATTAAGTAAATAAAAAAACGGTTCCCCGTCTTCTGTTTGTGTTTGTTGCAATTGAAATAATTGGAAATTCAAGTCACCGAATAGTAACTTTGTAGATTTTGAGTCTATACTTGGAACAAGCATACAAAACAAAGAAAAGTCAGACATTTTATTCCAATCAATACCAAGATCCCATAATTGCATGCGATACATAGTAGGATTGGCAATAAAAATATTTATAGTAGAATAAATCTTTTTCTCACCACTTTTTATAATGTCTCCTATTGTAGGTTGATTAATTATAATGTCATTATATGTATCATTTTCGATAACAAATGGTTCACCAAAATATAATTTCAGTGCATCAATTTCAGATTCTTTGGAAATTGTCATATTTGTTATTCATTCCTGCATATAAATTATTAGGACATTCAATTTCAAATTTCAACGTTCTACAATAATACCTAGAGTCAATAATATCTCCATAATCATCTATACATTTAAGTTGATTTCCCAAAGAATTCGTCCAACATAAAAGATCTTTTACGATATAACTCAATAAGTCTGTTCGTACAATCCCATATTCTGTATCAAGATCATCTTCATGAACTAAACACATAACTATAAGTGTTTGTACTTTCATAGCCTTATTGTAATATGATGTATCAGTATCATTTATATCAAACATAATAAAATTTAATACTTCTTTATTAATACCATTCAGTTTTAATATAGGAAGAATTTGCTTCTTATCAACTCGTTTATTATATTCAATGATTAAATTTCGCTCATTTAGTTCTTGAGCTGTGGGATTATTTTTATCTGTATATTTATTCAACGGGCGTTTATCTTTTTTTCCTAAAATTTCATTAAGATCAGGATCCTCATTGAATAGTTTTAACAGTTTATCTTTTTTATAAATAATGTCATTATTTTTCTTATTTTCAAGATCTCGTGTAATATGTGATATATCTCTATTCATCTAATTGCACCTCCACTTCAATAGAAGAATGATTGTCTCCATTATTATCTGTGGCTGATAAATTAAATCTTTTACCTATTAAACTATGAGCTTTTCCAGGCTTAAGTGATATAGTGACATTATCCATTACAGTCAATTTTATTAATCCTTCATAATATGATTTTTCTTCTTCTGTATATTCGGAATTTTTGTCAACAAGACTAATATTCCATTCAGAAGTAAGATCGGCATAAGGAAGTTTATATTCAAAATATGAATTTTTTCCAATATAAAGAAACTGTTTTGAACGGTCCAATAATGGCTCGATTTCACCATCGTCATTTAGATACATCCATTCAATTTGTGAACTTGTAATCATTGTTTGAGGTTTCTGAATAATCTCTGTTTTTTGATCACCAGAACCTTTATAATAATTGCAAATTCTAAGTTGAACATTATCAACTTTTTTATTCAATTCATCTTGTTTTATGGAAAGTTTAATTACTCCAGAAGGATTAAGATCTATTATTTTTGTGACCTGATAGACTTTTGGGTCAAGAATGTTATTCGTAAGCATAAAACGTTGTTCGTGCATAATAGTACGATCGTCACTAAGTCCTAAATCATATAAATTATTACCATACGCATAATAAATATCTGGAAGCCATGCAGCTGTCAGATTATCAAGCGAAGATGTATATTGATCATCCCAACGACCGCTTGTGTAGCTATTAGCTGATCTATTTGAACCCCAACATTTATATAATTTGTTATCGTAAATCCATTGAAATTTCCAATTACATTTTAATATATTATATCTAACAAAAGCATTCGCATCATCTCTACCGACAATAAACCACAGTTGTGTAATTCTTTCGTCTGGAAGTGAGAGCGGATTATCAAGTTCGTGCCCAGATATGTTAATATCGAAGTCAGTATCATCAGGAACAAACACATAACTTCCTATTGGATAATGTACTTTAGGCCGAAATTGTAAATAATAATCCACTGCATCTTTAAGAATGGAAAGCTTGGCATGACGTTGATATTTAGCATCTTCCCATTTCCATCCATCTTTTGTTAAAATATAAACTCTTTTATATTGTGCATCGGCAGTAAAAGAATTATTCATAATTGCATCAGACTGATTTTTCTTTACCTGAGCTAGATTACTGCCATATGATGACAAATAATTTTTGTACATTTCTGCAGTAACCATAGAATCAACTCCTAGAATTAATTTTGTCTACTAACGAATGCGCATCTAGTATCAATTTTCGGTAAGAACGATAATTAAAATCATCACTTCTTGTCTCATTGAGAGCCGCCTGTAATAAACTCATAATTGCTACAATTTCTACAGGATAGAAGAGAAGAGTATTCAAACCATCGATTTTCTTCATTAAATTGATAAAATATTTTTCAAAGTCAACATTTTTAAATTCATCTTTTGTTTTTGGATCCTTATATAAAAGAAGCCAAAACATTTCTTTGTGTAATTTTTCCTTATATTCTTCAATTTGTAAATCATCAAAATGTCCGTAAATTGTATCCATTATGTATTACTTCCATCCAGATAACTATTCCATATATAACCTCTATCTTTAATCAAGTTCTTCTGTTCCTTGATTAATGATTTTTTTAAATCTTTTAAACCATTTAAATGATTAGTCTGAGAATAAAATTTTTCCTCAGAAGATCCAAATACCTGCTGAGTATTATTCAGGCTGTTAATTTTGGGTGTAATCCATTCAATTACCATACCTATACCTAAGATATCAGTTATAAATTCTGCATCAAAATCATCATCAACAGAATATTTCATTATATATGTCAATTCCTGAACTGTATCTCCAAGTTTCAATTCAGAAAAAAGTCTTCGAATATAAGGTTTATTTATTGATGCATGTAAATATTCCGGCATAAAAACCGCACTTACATCATCTTCACGATATTGTAAAATATCATAAGCTTCTGCTTTTAATCGAAATTTTGAGTATATTTCTTCGTAATTTAGAGAAGGCATAATATACCTCCTTATTTTTAATTAAATAGTCCTGTCATAATACTCATTTCTGTATCAAAGATTTCGTCAAGCACTTTAATTTTTCTTACACTATCAAGTCTACCGTCACTTACCATTTTTGAAGCAAGATGTTTAATAGAGTCCTGTGCCCCTTTCGGAAGTGAAAGAATAGTAGCCTTCATATCTCCAGGAGAAAGCTCTGTAATTACATCTTCAAGATCACCTACAGAATATAATGTATTATAAATTTTCTTAAGCTGTGGAAACTGTGCAACAAGTTCTTCATCTTCAATAACAAAAAATGGATTCATAACATAACCATTATTTGATCTGATTGCTGCCTGCAGATCCTGATATTCAACTTCAATTACATCTCCGGCATCAATCCATGTGTATAAAATATTTGACTTAAGCCCTGGCATATAAAGTCCACCATTAGTAATAGATTTACATGGAATCCCATCAGTAGGGGCATAAGTTTTCTTTCCTTTTTTTACTTCTACTGTTTTTGCTGATTCAGATGTAACAGGTTCCGTAACAGATGCTGTAACAGATTCAGTAGCAGTTTCAGTAGTCTTTGTCTTTTTCACTGCAGTAGTTGCCATGAAAAGTTCCTCCTTTTATTCGTATAGTCGTGCATCTATATGACACACGACTATAATATTAATTTACAATAAAAAAAATTAGGTTAAAGTCCAAACGCCAAAATAACGTCCGATTTGTGTTCCTACGCCCATTGATCTCTGTACTTCGTATTTCATCGTATCATCCATACGATCACCCTTATCAGTGATTTCATAGATTTCTGTTTCACCAACATCAACGAATTTAATGAACTTATCTTCAACCTGTGGCATAATAAACAGAGTCTTAGGATCCATTAATTTCTTAGTTGTATCATTCAGAGCAAATCTCTGTGGGATTTCAACTAATGTATATGGACCATAGTATCCAAGACGTCCCATTGTAGCAACATCTTTTTTCTGATCGTCTGTGATCCAATCAACATCCATCAGTTTTTGGAACTGCTGTAATCCAGTTCTTGTACCCATAATAACTACCTGAGCACCATCATTTGCAAGAGATACATCCTCAAGCAGTTCATCCAGCTTATCCTTAGTAGCATTTGAAAGAGTACCTGTACCCTGGAACTGAGCTGGAAGTTTCTTTCCTGCGTTCATCATTTCAGCATAAATATCATTCTGAATCTGTCTAACGAAAGCAGCAGCACACTGATCTGTGAATTTAGACCAATCAAGTCTTCCTGCCAAATACAGATCAATATCAGCACCAACAGCAATACCGTATACACTTGTGGTTACAGTATAACTTTCTCCAGAACCAAGTCTCTGAAGTGTAAAGTCATGATGATCGCCCGCAATTTTTGTTGTAGATAAAACAACTTTATCATCTGTCCAGAATTCCTGGCGATCTCCGCGGGAAAGGTTTCTTGTCTCTACATAGTTATTGAAGAATTCTGATTCTTTAAAGCCTGTTTCAACTTTAATATCAATTTCTTCTTCCATAACTTCGAACAGTTCAATACCATGTTTCTTCATAGCACGATTTCTGTCACGTTTCGTAGAATTCTCGTTTAGTCCCATAATTGCATATACAAATTTACGAACCGCATCTTCTGCGTCTCGTTTGGTCTTTTTATTTCCATTTTCATCAAACATTTCGTTTGGATTATGATTCAGATCATATGTAAGCTTTTTGAAGCCTTCATAATTTTCCTCTGGTGTAACACCATCTTTACACATGCTAGCAAATACTTCCTGAACATGTGCACTTAAATCAGCAAAAGTCATTTTACGTCTCATTATATTTTTTCCTCCTTTCCCTTAAATTAACCAATTTTTAATTTCTTGTTTTCGCAAGTAACTGTCGCTTTTTCAGCTGGCTGTCCATCGAATCCCTCAACAGATACCTCAAATACATCACCTTTATGAAGAGCATAACCTCTTACAACGTCTCCTTTTGCGTTATAGAAGTTAGACTCCTTCTTCCATGTATTTGTCCAATCCTCTGCAATAAATGCCTGCATGTAAACAAACAGAGCATCTCCTGGATCAACAACCTCTACATACCAATTACCATTAGCAGCCTGTTTCTGAATTTTACCTTCAAATGTAGTAACAGCAGCTTCTGTGTAACGGTCAAGATCTTCAAAATCGCCTCTTGCTACAAGATTTCCATTATCTGTATCAGAGGTCAGTGTAATGTTATAAATGTGTTCTCCGCCATTCTGTGCAACAAGCTTAGAAGGGAAGGCCACAGCATGCTTTTCGATACTGTACTTAATCATGTTGTTCTCCTTTCATAAATTTTGGCAAAAAAATAAGACCGTCTTTACGGTCCGATTTATAAAACAAATATGTTATTTTGCATTATGCAAATAAAGATCCATATCTATTTTTCTTTTTAGTCTGTGATGGATTTCCAAAAGTCTTTTTACTTACTGTTTTTTTTCCGGCGTTATTATCATGCATATCACCATCTTCAACAGCAAAATTTAACTTGCCAGACTTAGCATATGACAGCAATATAGTATCAAGTTTAGACTTTAATTCATCAACTGAAAATTCTGTATGATTTTCTTTTAAACCCTTGAATTCTTCTGATTCATAAATTCCTTTATAATCATCTGACTCAAAAAGTGCATTTTTAGCTTCGTCAGCCTCTTTCTTTTCATAAGAAGCAAGTTTATCTGAAATTGCAGCATAATTTGATCTCATATTCTGAAGTTCAGAATATTCAGAATCAGTCAGTAATTCACGATGAAGATTATATCTTTCACCATCAAATGAAACATTGTCGCCATCTTTTTTATATGCCTGTCCAAAGATTTTATCTCCATCCCAATTCTCATATGTAAAATGAGAATCATATACAGAATTAATAAAATACCAATCATTATCTGCTTCTTCATATGCATTTAATAAGTTATAAAGTGCACAACGAATATCGCTGTGAGAAAGTTCAAATGATTTTACGAATTTTTCTGGTTCTGTAGGAGCAGGATCACCTGCCGGATCAGTATTAAACGCCTTAGCAAAGGCAGCCTCCAGTTCTTCATCTGAAAGACCTTCATATGTAAAAGTAATATCATCTACAGTTTTTTCGTATTTCTTTAAAAGTTCTTCAAATTTGTTCACCTGATTGTCCTCCTTTCCATCAGCATTTTTTTTATTGAAATTAGAGAGAGTAGCATTAATCTTCTCTAACATTTCAAGCATTTTAGTATTTACATCAAAATTAGAATATACAGAATTTTTTGATTCAAAATCAGCAAGCTGAACATTACTTCCAGCCATACCTGGACCAACATTTTCATTTAGTAAAGTCAATCCACTAACATAATAATCATCCAGATTTAACACTTTATCCTTAGCATTAAATGATAATTCTCTAATACTCAATTCAACACTACAATCAACCTGTTGTCTACGCTGCATAATATCAATTGCGTCCTGACAATATCCTTCCCAGAGATATCCCTGAATTACAGCTCTGTTAACTCCGGCTTCTTTATCATATTCAATTGTATAATCCTTTTTGATTACACCAACTGGACGTTCCTGATAAATGATTTTTTCTTCTCCATTTTCATCAGTTTCCACTGTAAAATCATGTGATCCAAAATCTTTATTACCATCAGAATTTTCAACGATATTTGCCAGAATAGGGCGATATGGTATAGATTGTGTATTTTCCTGAAATGTATCTTCGTTGATATTAGATTTGTTTAAGTTGACATGATCATGATATGCAGTAGCGTTAAAAGGACATAATCCTTCTGTATGCTTATTATCATCAGATTTTCCAAATGTAGCGACTGCTGGCATTTGGACGCTAATTTCTGCATTAGATTCTTTGCTGCTGAATTTAGAAAAATTATTCTTCATACAAAATTCAATCAAATCGTCAATAGTTAAGAATTTCTTCAAGATTTTCCTCCTTTCTTTGAGTAATTCTCCTCAAATAAAAGAGGAGTAATCAAATAAATAATTTATCTGAATAGACAACATCGCTTAAATTGTTAAACAGCATTTTGTTGTCATTTAAAAAAGTCCACTGTTTACCATTCTGGCTCACAAGATGAAAACCAGTCTGAATAAGCAATGAAGCTGATTCATCGTTTGTTGTAATTATAAATTTCTTATTATCCATAATTATTATCCTCTTATTTAGCTTTATCAGCCTTATCTTTTGATGCTTCTCCGTCGTCTGTGATTTCTGTAGAATCTTTTGTTGGGGCACCACCAGTATCTGAGCTACCACTTTGAGTGTATGAAGTCTGCAATGGAACAAATAAATTCGATATTCCAAGAACCTGCTGCTCTAATACATTTAATGCCAGAGTTTCTTTTTCAGAAAATTGATTAAGAGTATTGTATGCAAGAGCTGTAGGAAGACCATTTTGCGCCCCCTCCAAAAGTTCTTTTTTAAATTCATCTTTTGTATAAGCAGAAACTTCAAAGAATTTTACCTTGGCTGGGTTAGAGACCCAATATGTAAGGAAGCGGTTAACCCATCCCTGAGTCTGTGGTAGAAGCATAGAAATAGCTAATTCTGTATCGGCACGAATTGCTGCTCCAAAGGCTGTTGTACCTGAGATGGTAGCACTATTAAGAATTTGAGCGCCACCAGAAGAATTGAAAAGAGTTTCTGTAGCTTTTGCTATTTTGTTCGTATCTGTTGCTTTATCATTATTAAACGAAATCTGATCTAATTTTCCTGGCACAATAGCAGCAGAAGTATAGTCAGGGAGGCATTCATTAATCATCCTGTTAAAATACTCAATAACAATATCCGGATTAACTTTCCAATCGTCTGGATCCTCACTACCAGTTATCGTTTCAAGTTCTAACCAGATCATTTTATAAATATCCTGAGCGTCAGCAATAGCCTGTAGATCGTCTAAATCAATAAGATTGATAATTCCAGATAACAGACCAGAGAATGGTGGGACTACAGTTTCCCAATCTTCAGCTCTGGCTTTTAAGCAAATAGCATATTCATCTGGCATAGGCTGCCACTTTCCATTTGTAGTATCACTTTCATAGGCACGATACATTGACTGGAAGGGTTCACCCCATAATTCCAACATAGTCTGTCTGGATCTGAAATAACTCATATCCATTACAAACGCGAAATCACCGGTATTGTATATACCAGAAATTTTACAATAATCTGGATCAAGCGGAAGAATAAACATTCCTATTTCATCATAATAAGCGCATCCATAAAAAACATCTTCTCGAAAACAAATAGTATAAGCTTTTAAAAACTCATACTGAAGATTTAACTTATCCAACACATTTAATGTGTCCTGATAAGAACTAAGCATGGCATTCGTATCTACGCCTGCAACCATATCATATTCCGGAATAACAGATCTTGCATCTAAACAAAACATGTTTGCATTATATGCAATTAATCTATAATAAGCATGACATCGATAATAAAGATATCTTGATAAATTTCTTAAATTCTTTTCATTACTTCCAATATTTTGCAGGTAAGTACGAAGACTGTCCTTACTATAAGCTGTCACTGCTTTAGTGCTTGTCTTAGTGATATCACGAAGAGATTTTGCTCCTTCCATAGCAGCAGCATAATTTTCAATATTTTTTTTATTTTTTTGATACCAATCACGCATTTCAGCCGTATTATTCAGCTGAGAAGGTGCTGGATCAATTTTTTTTGCAGTAGAAACTTTTTTTGCAGAAATATTTCCTTGTTGTCTAGCCAAGTAACAGCACCTCCTTTGAAATATCATATAATTATATTAAGTTTCGAACATAGAATGTACAACGCCTTTTCTAATCGTAAGTTTTTGAACTAACGATTTGTCAACTTTAGGTTTACGTTTTGCAGTAATATTTTTCCGGCGTTCAGTTTGAAGAGCATAAGAACACATACATGTAACGTAAGCTCTATCGTCATGAAGACGGTTAGCTTTTTCAGGACACAATTCAAATGAATCTTTTCCTGATTGTCGTGGAATACGGATCATATTTACAAGTTCCTCTTTTAATGCATCGATACTTGAGAGAGAAGCTTCTTCTTGCCAATTTAATTTTTCAATATGGCTCTTAACATTTTGAAGTTTATCTAATTCTTTTTGAACATTGTAATCAATTTCTTCATCTGTCATTTTCTGTTTTTTATATTTGGCAATTAGATCTTTTTTAGTTTTTTCATATTTATCCTTATCAATATCAAATATTGTAAGATATCCTTTGTTATCGTATGTGGCCGTAAACTCAATTTTATCCTGATTTATCATCTCAATCATGGCTTCATACATTTCTGATTTGTATTTAGTTGGTTCCATTAAATGAAGCTTATTGACTGCATTTGGGAATTTTTTAACATATTCTTCTGAATATTCTTTGTCAATCAGTCCTCTATGAGTTTTACCGGATTTATCTTTCCAATCAGGCATTAAATAGTCAGCAATATTAACACCACCACCACCAGAACCGGCATCAATATAAACTCCGAGAATATTGCTGTAGTTTTCATCCCCACCCTGGTTATAATCGAGAATAACTTGTTTCAAATATTCAATCTGGGCTGGTGTTTGCATAGGTTTCTTTTTCTTTTTATTGCTTATATCAATAAGATTTATACAATTTAAAAGTCTCATTTTATATTCAAGATCCCCATCTTGATTTTTTTCAGAGTAAATTTCACAAACCAAAATTACCGAATTATCTCGACTTCGAGCCGGGTCATATGCGATAACAATTTTTCTTTTACCAGTATCGTTATATAACACTGGTTTACGAATCACTTCATTACGCGCAATAACACCTCTACGAATAATCGCATTGGCACCTGCATCAGAAGTAAATTCACAATAATACTCTCTACGCGCTTTTTCTGGATTAGAACGCATTTCTGCAGCCACTGTACCGGGTGTCAATAGTGGTTCCATTATTTCACCACGAATAGTTGGTTTAAATGCAACTTCGCAATCTATATGAGCTACAAAATAATCAGGATCTCCCATAAGTTGTCGTTTGCTAAAATCTCTATATAACTTATAGAATTTTGTATCTGTAGAAGAAGCAGAAGAAATATAAAATAATTGGTTTGGAATATTTGATGGAATACATCTTAGACGGTTACGATCGATTGATTTGCCATCACGATCCTTACCAGACTTAAAGCTTTTATTTACAATTGCAAAAGCTGCATATACCGACATCATTTCTTCATCAAGGAATCCACATTCATCAAATACAACACTACCACGCATACCTCTTTTTTTATCTACATTACTGTTAAGTGTTTGAGTAAATGAGCCATTATAAAGGGAATATGAGAATCCATTAGAAGAGTGACTGAAGCCATCTCCAGCAGCATTTTTAATTTCAATTTCTGCCTTAAAAATATAACCTGTAGAACCAAGCATAGTATCTATATTATCATTCGCAAGCCTTTCGAGCGTCGTAAACGTTTGTTCAGCCTGCGATCCAGAACCGGAAGCAATATATGTCCAATAGTTATTAAATAGCATATCTTTTGCCATGATCATAATATCTATCAATGTAGATTTACCGAATCCACGGGTACACACTAATAAAACATTCGGACAGTTCCAGGCTCTCTGAATTACCCATGCCTGTGCATCAAGTAATTCTATATTAAAAAAATCATTTATAAATCTTACAGGATTGCATTGATAATATTTCTGAAGATTTGCAATTTTCATAAAACCTTCAAGTTTGCGTGAAGATAATGGATAAACTCCAGGCTTTACAAAAATCTTATTTCCCTGTTCACAATAATTAAGCTTCGGAAGCTCTTGAATCAGATCCGGATTCATCATCGTCGGGCACCTCCGTTTCTTCTTCATCTGAAGAGAAGCAGGAGAATAGTTCATTTAAATCGACTAAATTATCCGGCTTTATTAAATCATGTTCTTCCATATAATCTTTAAGATCAATATTTTCACGTAATAAAATACGAGAAATTTCTTTGTAATTGTCCAAATCATCACGAAGCTTTGTTATCATTTCTCTTTGTTCTGCTAGCATATCAGAATATTCTGATTCATCCAGTCGGAGCTGCTTCAATATAGAAGCATTACTCATATCCATAACCTGACGCATGCCACGACAAGTTCCGATATCGAATCCGTTTACTTCACCTTCACGCAAATTCATTTCTTTAATTTTACGTATTTTACCAGTCCAAGTATTTTCACCTTTTTTAGCATTTTTATTATTCTTTAAAGAAATACAACTTTCAGCAGCGAGATCCTTAATGATGGCAGTAAGATCTTTTTTACTCGCCTGTAGTGTTTTTATTGTAGCGGAATTTGTTCTAAGTTTTTGAACGTCAGACATATAAGTAGCAATAGCATTATCAATTTTTGATTGCTGTAAAAATGCTCTTACAATAGAAATAGCAGAAGCAGTACGCATCATATCATCATTTGCGTCTTCACTAGAATCAAGCAACCCAATTAATTGAGAGTATAGAAATGGTTGATCAGACAATGCTTCTTGTTCAAATGGATCATATCCAATCAACCTGATTACATCAGCTTTATTCTTTTCAAAACATTCATAATTATCCTGGGACTCCTTGCCTTTTATAACATCTGCAGGAGTCTTTTCATCTTCATATATAATTTTTTGTTTAAAAAAATCAGAGTCCTTGAATTGTTTCCCAGAATATTGCTGCATTGCAATGGTTCTTATATATGTACTCCATGCATTTTGTTTTGCTCCTGGAATACCAGCATTTCTTTCAGCTGCTTGAACACTACTATTATAGACATTTTCTAAAAACGGTTTATTCAGATACTGCAGAGCAAGAATAATTGACTCTTTTGTCGGTTTATGTTCTTCTCCATTTTCATCTGTTCTTAATGCAATCTTTCTGGCGCATTCAGAACAAATAGCAGCATATCCAGACTTAACTAAAGGATCAGTATTTTTATAAAAATTTTCTCTATTTTTCTTTTTGGGTTTTCCGCACATATAACACCATGCGGTATCTTCTTTATATACTCGAATTTCTTCTTCGAGTGCCTCTATTTTTTTCTTCATCTGAGTCGGAGTCATTTTTACCGGCTCAATTTTCTTAGTTGTTGCCATAAACAACTCCTCCTTGTACTCATAATAAAAAAATGGGCGTAGTAGGATTCGAACCTACAAAAACCTGATCCTAAGTCAGGCGCGTCTGCCAGTTGCGCCATACGCCCAGAAAATAGGAGAGCAAGAACGCTCTCCTGAAATGTATAATATAAGCAGCAACGCCACTCATACTATTCTTTAAGTTCAGTAGCAATACCAGATTTAATTAAAAATCTCGTTTCTGCATCAAGCACTTTTTCAATAACTTCTTTATCAAATCCAGTATTCTCATGTATAAAATTTAATATTTCGTCGAACTCGACAAACTGTTCTTCATTATTTGTTTCCATAAATATTTTCCTTTACAATTTATAATGATGTTCATCTACAAGACCATTTCCTTGTTCAAATACAAACATAGAGGCTCCTGCATTTGACACCTTATTAATTGAATAGCTATACGGATTTACACCAATAATCGAACGTACAGAAATATATTCTGAATTAATCCCAACATCTCCAGTAGCCAAACTATGCCAATGACCTGAAATAATATAATCCAAAGGCACTTGATATGTTTTTGAAAAATCTTTCAAAGAATCACCTAGATTTTTTGTCTCAAAATGTCCTCCAAGAATTGTATATGTTGCAAGTTGTGCATATACAAGACCGGTTGGATTTTCAATAATTTCAACATTACGATTATCCTTCAAACGTTCTTTCATAAAAACCAATATGGATTTACTCATATCTTCATCTGGAAAAGCATTTTTAGGCTGTCCTACTAATCTCAGCTGATTGTGATTTGAACGTTTTACCATTTGAAATTTAATTCGAACATGATTACTTAATTCATTAAGCCATGTAGATAAAAAATCAGCATATAATATGGCAGAGTCAATAATTCCATATCTCAACTGCATAAGCTGAGAATTTGCACGAAGAATTCCATCTAAGGCATCGCCTAGTTCAAAAATATTTAAAACTTGAATATGATCTTTTTGAATTTGCTCAATAACTTTATTGTATAAATCCCACATACGATTCTTGAATATTTCCGGACTATATGCATTTAAAATATTTCCATATAAATCTTTAATCTCAAACTCAACTCCAAAATGAGCATCCGAAATTGTAAGAAGATATTCTTTATTCATATGTACTGGAGGAATGTACCCTGGTACATTTAATGGCTGTAATTGATTAACAGCATTTACAATATGTTCGGCAATTAGTTCATCCCTAGAATACTCACGAATCCATTTATTAAATTCTTGCTTTTCAGTCTGTAATTTAATACGTTCTTTTTTTAAAGCTATCTCATCAGAAAATCGTCCTAATTGAATAGAAGAGGATGGGAATAAATCCCATCCTGCATCTATATATTCTAAAAGCAATTTAGACCCTTTACGAATTGTATCGCGGTGCTCTGGCTCTTTACCATGACTAGAACGAAAATCTGCAACATCTTGCCACTCAATAGATGTATCTATTTGTTTTTTCTTAATAAGATCAAGCTGTTCTTTTAGAAATTCGTTATTATCCATATAAAATACCTTAATCTAATTCATCAAGATTGATGATTTCCTCAGTCTTAGTAGTAGTAGACATGTCAAAAGGTTTATCACCATATGCCTTTTCAAAGATATCTAAAATATCAATGATTTCACCGTCCATATCTACAAGTTGTTCGTCTACCATATGAAGACCTTTGAGTTTACCATCATATTTAACAGTTTTTTTTAATTCCATGTTATTTTCTCCTTATTCTCCTTGACATATTGAACGTATAATAGTAAAATGATATTTGTGAAAGTTTAAAATAATATTCAGTATTAAAGAATATCTGATAAATCACAATCAATACCAATAATCTTATCTACAATTCCTTTTTCTTTTGCTTCATCTGGGAACATATAATATTCACGATCCTTGATTTCCTCAAGATATTCTGCAGTCATATTTGTATGTTCTACCATAAAATCATTCAGATGTTGCTCTAATTTATCATAAAATTTCTGAATATCTTTACCTTTATTAGATGAACTTACATATCCAGTCTGTCCATCATGATAAAGAACTACTGTATTTTGGAAGCAGTAACGTTTATGTCCTGCGGCCAGAATATAACATGCCATAGAAGCACATTTGGCAAATCCCACTGTAATAATTGGAGTAACAGACGTCTTAATAGAGCTTAAAACCTGGTACCCGGAAATAACATCACCACCATCTGAATTGAGATAGAGATAAATTGGTTTCCTACATGATGCCGGAAGTGCCTTATCCTCTTTATTCCATTTCATGATCATTAAACATATATTTTCAATAACATTGTCATCAATAGTTTCGTTGACAATAATTTTTCTTTCTTTTAAATGCTCCTTAATAGTGCTCTGATAGAGACTATCGTCTTCTAAAATGTCTAAAAATTCCATATTCCTTGTTCTCCTATAAATAAATAACCATATCTTTTGATGAAGCAATCACTTTAAATGATTTGTTTTCTTTAGATATGGCTTCTTTTAAGTCTTCCTTTATACTGTTTTTCGCGACAACAGATCCGTGAACTAAAACTAATTTTTCTGTATTTATCTTCGATCCAAATTCAATTAGTTCATTTCTATTGGCATGACTTGAAAATGTACCTAAAGAAATACAGTCAGCTTTATTTTCAACCTTATCTCCACTTATTTTTATAAATTTATTTTCTTTATAATTTTTAATTCGATATGATAAATAAGAATTGTCTGCTCCCGTATATCCACTAAAAATTACCATGCTTTTTTCATCATTCAAATATTCATGTAAATAAGAAAGGACCCTGCCGTTTGTACAGAATCCAGAACTACTTAATATAATTTTGGGTGAATGATTTTTTACACATGCTAATGAATCTTCTTTTTCTTTTATAAACTTCACATTCTCCCAATTGCATACACTATTCCATAATTTCAAATCGTCTTCAGATAGAAGAGTCGTATATAGATCACAAATATCACATGATAATATTGAATCAACTACAATGTCATATTTGAAATTTATATCATCATGAAAAATGTTATATAAATTGGTAAGAATTTCTTGTGTACGGCTGAAACTAAAACATGGCATGATTACTGTTCCTCCACGTTCTGTAACCGTATCAACTGCTGCTTTTAAATGTTCTAAATCAAATTTTCTTGTCTTTTTATTAATTCTGCCTGGTTCTCCATATGTACATTCCATAATAGTTACTTTATTAAAAGTATCTGGGATTTCAGTATTTGGAACGTAATGATTTTTTGTATTCAGGGACCCAATATCAGAAGTGTACAATATAGAATTTGATACACCATTTTGATCTTTAAGAATTAATTGAAGCTGTCTAGCTCCGAGACAATGGCTATTTTCAAACCATTTAAAAGAAACTATTTCATCAAGAACATATAATTCATGTACATTATCATATTCATATATATAATTTAAAGTCGTAGCTACATCCTCTTCTGTGTAAATAGGAGAGTAGTTACGTTTATATTTAAATGATAAAGCATTTGCTTCACTCAACAATATAAAAGCACAATTATATAATAATGGCTTCATTAATTGAGCAGTTGCATGTGAAGCAATAATTTTTCCATTAAAACCTTCTTTTATTAACCTTGGAAGTAAACCAATATGATCAACATGTGTATGTCCTACAAAAACATAGTCGATCTCTGAAGGTTTAAATGGAAATTTCTGAGAATTGATATTATATGAATCCAGATAATTATTGTTTTGAAATAATCCGCATTCAAGTAATATTTTTTTTCCATTATATTTTATATAAGTGCAGCTACCTGTAACATCGTCAGCATTTTGACCTATAAAGTAAATGCCATCTTCTTTTTTCTTCCTGCCTATGTCAAACACCAACTTTCAAATTATTTTACTGCTTAAAATCGAAAATCTTTATCTCTCGGTTTTACAGTAAGAAAATCGGTCTGATTGATTGATTCTCTGTATCTGTTTAACATCTCGACACTACGAACATGCTCTACAAGAAAATAGCTTTTTGCTTTACTTTTATGGTGTTTATTACGTACACGCACATCAAAAGCTCTTCCATGATTACGTAAGTATTCTGCTTCTTTTTGACTGATATTAACCAATTAAGTTTCCTCACTTTTATTTATTTGTAGACTCAAAGGCTCATTATCTGTTGCAATCAGAGACAAAACCTTTAATAAACCCAATCAAAGTGCAAGCACTTTCCATGGTAAAACTTATCTACTTGTTTTATGGAATTTTGATTTAATTTGTCAACCTCATGGGAGAAGAAGGACTCGAACCTTCGATGTTTCTTTGTGGGGGATTTACAGTCCCTTGCCTTCGCCGCTAGGCTACTCTCCCTTGTGTTAAGTGAACAGCTATTCTTATTAAATATATAGCCATAAATGGAGGCCATATATTTTATTGGAAACTTAACTTTCCCATATGATTTATGGTTAAATCACAAAAACTTGACTGCGTTTCGTCCTAAGTCAAACTCCCGCCAGATTTTCACGCTACTAGATATCTGGAACTTATCTTATAATTCATCCAGAATACAGATTTGCGCCTGTCATTCTAAGATATAGACTGTGTACTTTAGTCTGCCATTTACTTCACTTTCTAAATGGTCAAAACGTAATCTGAGGCTAGAGGCGCTACCTCCGCATTTCAGATAACACGCCCCCAAAGACTCGAACTCTGACTAACCGGGTTGGAGCCGGTTGTACTACCAATTATACGAAAGGCGCAAATAAAGGTGACTAATGGGATTTGAACCCATATAAGGCGGAACCACAATCCGCTGCATTGCCAAGTCTGCCATAGTCACAGTATCCTAACAATGATTCGAACATTGAACTTCTAAATATAAAGTTAGATATTTTACCAGTTAAACTATAAGGATAAAACCCGCTAAGATGCTTTAGCGGAATATTTTTCATTGTAATTATGTCTAAAATTTCTAGCAGAATTTTTATTTTTTGATTTATATGTATCTAATTGACTGTCGCAATTAGGACAAATTAATCTCATATTGGATCTATCATTATTTGCTGCGTTACCATCAATATGATCTAAAATAAAATTAATTTTTTTACCATTCCATATATCGTCCATATTACAAATTGCGCATTTTCCATTCTGCTCATCATATATATATTTTCTTATACACCCACGTATCGTAGAAGAAATCGAATATCCGGTATCTCCTGTTTGTAACCATTTGTCAATTTGTTCTTTATCTTGTTTTTCTTTCAAACATTTTGGACACATACCCGATTTGTTGTAATAAGATATTTGAGTGTCACATCCCGTACAAGTCCTGCTACTTTTATTGGGCTTATATATAATTTTAGGGTTCTGAGATAATTTTGGTAATGAATTGATATCTATACCAATCGAACTAAGTCTGTTAATTACAGATGTATAAGAAGATGTTAGTTCTGTTTTATATCCTAACTTTTTCGAAAATTCAAGTAAATTGGAGGAACTTGTATACAATTCAATAATTTCTTTATCAGTAAAGTTATCAATCAAACACTTCTTCCCCATATGTTTAAAATTTTCTGGATTTCCTTTAGGATTTCTAACAATATTTTTATTGTTGTATGAAGCAGCACAACTAGAATTACAAAATATCTTCTTCTTAACCTGTGATAGTTTAGAAGAATCAGTACATAGAATAGGCTTATTACATTGTTTACAATAATGTGGATTTTGATTATATTCATTTATATTTTTCATTTATATCACCTCGTATTTTAGAGGCAGAGACAAGGAATATCCTTATAATTCTCTTTATCAATTTAACTAATTGACCACAATTAAATGAATAAACGACAACGGTAGGTCTCGATCCCACATACCCTTTCGGATTCACTGATTTCAAGTCAGGAGCATTTGCCAATTCTGCCACGTTGCCTTAAATATCTGTCTTTCCAGATTGTCAGACCGGGTACCAGTCAATAAAAAGTAAAAGGCAGGAAATTGATCCTGCCTTTCAACCGGAATCAATCCGGTTATCTTTATATTCATGATATGCTACAATCACATAACCTAGAGTTACATGGTAGGATTTTCACCTACGAATTCCCACAGGATGTAGGCTGTAATCTACATATCTTGTAACGCAAAGCAGAGTAATCGAAACTCAATCCTGTCGGATCACATGACTTAGCAGGTCAGTTCCACACCTAGTGAATTTACTTTGCAAAATAACGACTCTACCGGGGTTCGAACCCGGAATCTTCTGATAGACAGTCAGACGGAATAGCCGTTATCCTATAGAGTCAAATTGACTACGTTCTTTTTCGTTTTCACTTTCAGGTACAGGTGCAGACTTCCCGAATAAATCCCCGCTTTACGCCTCTTCTTGCATACCTGATATAACAAGCGTCTTGGGAAATGTCACAAATTAATTGTAAACTTAGAGATGGAGGAGAGGATAATCTGTCCTCTCCATAAAAAAGAACACCAATTCAAAAGACTAAATTTTAAAATCCAAAACTTTTGAGAGTATCCCCATAACTCCCAAATACTACTTCTGGGACTCGAACCCAGACTCCATTATTGGAAGCAGATCTTAAGTCTGCTGCGCCTGCCAATTACGCCAAAGTAGCAAAAAATGTCCGGTACGGGATTTGAACCCATGTTACCGCCTTGAAAGGGCAGTGTCCTATACCGCTAGACTAACCGGACTTATCAGGGAAGCAGAGGTGCTGCCCCTCTCTTTATTTTATTACTTACTAAAACACAATTATCCGCGGCTCATGTTCGTTCAGACCTATTCAAAAAATGCCGCATTTCTATCATAAGTAGCCTCGTATTGGCACTTCCCATATATTTAAGCTGGAAAAGCAGGAGTTGAACCTACATTTGATTCGCGAGATCATGTTTTGCCAGTTAAACTATTTTCCAATATTTTTTTATTTATGCTGAGATTACACATAAATATAGAAGCTCTTTCGAAACATTATGGTTTCTTTTCTTATCCACTATACGCCGCTTCGCGCACATATAGTAAGCTTCAACAACCGCCTTGTTTAAGAGTGGCACTTCTCTTTAGCCACATAACTACTCTGTTGTCATCATTCCATTGACGCTGCCGCGCCACAAAGTTCCGCTAAGAACACTGTGCAGAATCGGACAAACATATCAGAGTCTTGCGAGACTCATCAATGACCATATTGCATAAAATATACTATGGTATTAGGCTGCTTTCGTTATGCAGAGGTGTAGACTTTCGCTGTAGAATATAATATCAAATATCACACTTGTAGTTTTTATTAAATACTTTTAAAATTCAATAAGTATAAGTAATTATTTATTATCTGAAAAGTCTTCTCTACTGAAGATGTGCTACACCAGACGCTCCGATCCCTTTTGAGGATAAGAATACATCACACCTTCATATCGTTCGGTTATTATCCCTACTAAATGTCCATACAAGCTAATTTGGTATATACCAATTCACTTATACAAATGGCTATCACCTTTGCTTAATAAATGCTCAGATTGAATAACCTCCTGATTCACCATCATATCTTCACAGTTTGCATGAACTATCCAGTTTGCGGCCAAAAAGTGTTCCTCAGCAGTCGCCCTTGGACCACCTTATCGTTCCCTGTTTCATGATACTATTTCCGCATAGGATTTAATCTTTTCACTTACCTATACGAAACGAGACCTTTTGAGTCTCTGGCATGTCAGTTTTGCTTAGATTGACTGCAATATAATTGCTTATACCGCAGCGACAGTGTGTAAATCTGCCTTTATACGCCTCACAGCGCACTATCGGAGCCAAGCCTCCATAATGTAATTAATTAAACAGAAAGGGTTGGCATATACATTTGTATATGACAAATAGCGGGAGATGGATTCGAACCATCGTCTCTAGGGTATGAACCTAGCAAGGATCCACTCCTCTATCCCGCAGTTGGAATGACACGATTTGAACGTGCGATGTCCTGGTCCCAAACCAGGCGGATTGCCAAACTATCCTACATTCCAATATAGAGCCTGTATTTCTACAGGCTCAAAGTATTATTTACGCATTAACAGCGTCTTTAATTGCCTTACCAAATTTGCATTTTACTGCGTTCTTTGCATCGACCTCAACAGATTCACCTGTTCTTGGGTTACGTGCAATACGTGCATCCTTATGTACAACAGAAAGAGTAACACCATCCATCAGTTTTACCTCGTCGCCTTCAACCAGCGCACCATATGTTACGTCCTGCACAGCTTCCATAATTACTTTAATATCTTTCTGTGTATTATTTGTTGCTTCTGCAACAGCCTTAATTAATTCAACTTTATTCATTGTTAGTTCTCCTTTTTCTCATAAAAATAATAGTTATATAAAGCAAAAGCAGTGTACCGACCAGCACACTGCCTTGAATTATCAATATTTAATTTTCAATTATTCGCTGAAAATGTTTGATGCAATTTCAGCTCCAAGATCGTCTAAAGTACAGAAGGAATTGATATATGATACCATTTCATTACCGTCTTTATCTTCGCGCTTGATTTCAATCCCTTTACATTCAGGATTTTTACAAGCCATAACATTACCATGTATATATGTCATTGGGGCACCACATGCTTTACACTTATGCTTACTAAGAAATCTTTCCTGCTGTTCTTTTAATTTCTTCTTATCAGAAGTTTTCTTTGTTACGGGCTTCATTCCCCATGCAGTTCTCATTTCTTCAAGTGATGTAAAGTGTTCTGTTGTCCCTTTGGACATTCTATAATTGCTCATGATCTTTCTCCTTGTAGTCAAATATATTTGATTTTTTTAGCCGTGTATTTAACGCCCACGGCAGGCTACTACACAAAAAAAATTCGAATCCCATATTTAAACACGCATTGGAGACAGCGCGGAGAGTTTCGCTTTTCTTCAAACAGCTGTCTGCATACATGTACACATATCCTGCGCAAAATATGTGCCTGAAGATGCAACGAAGCGAAAAGTTATTCCCCTCATATACCGGACGAATTTGTATTTACGATTTTTGTTACTTTTAAAGGGTTTTAGGCTGATTTTTTTTCAGACATTCTGCAGTTTTTCGAGAAATTTTGTAAGAATGCTTCTCTGTCCATTCTATATAATAGATTAAGAAGATTTCTTGTATAACGTGAATAATCCTTTTTTCTTCCCATATTACTTGTATTAAGAGCAATTTCAATCAATCTGCTCATAGTCTTTGGATTTTTTATTTTTATTTTTCTTAATTCCGCTAAAATCTGATCGAATCTCTCGGTATATGCAAGAATTTCATCATCAGACATATTATCTTTACTTAAAAGCTCAAGTTCTTTTGCATATCCTAAAATTTTTTCCATTTGCCTAGCGTTTGCTTTGCCTTTTACTTTTATTACAAGATCTTCAGTAGGAATAGTATTAGTAGAATGTATCGGCTTGATATCATCCATAACAATCTGTAAACTATTCATCGGACATATATAATAGGAAGAAATTCTTCCAGATAACTTTTCTTTCTGCTGATCAACCAATTCTCTTTCCACCTCTTTACCGTTCTTTGTATATTGAATCTTACGCGTATATCTCATGAATTCTGGAAAATCTCGACGCACCTGTTTCTTATTACCAAATTCGTCCTCAACTTCCTCTAACTGCTGCATACAAGGAAGTTTTTTAATACGCTTTATTTCTTCTATAGCATCCACTTCATATTCACGTTTACATCCGTCAATAATAACCTGAGCTAGTACCGAAAGAATAACAAAGTTGTCATATAATTCACGACTTGGGTTAGTCCAATAATAAGTCATTGCAAGCTGTGCGAGATTACTTGATTCTCCAATACCAATACGTGATTTGGCGAATTTATTATCCATACGAGCGTATTCTTTCATTGTATTCTTATATGTAAGGCCACTTTCTTTGAGTTTATTAACAATAGTAGGATACTGTTCATATGCAGCCTTAGCACTTTTAACCATTACTTCATTATTTGTCACAAAAAAGAAATCTGAATCAAAGTCGCAGCCGTTGGCACGATCCTGAATATCTGTATGAATACAATTTACTGCCATGATATTATTACTGAATACAAAATATCGTTGCATTTCATCGCTATATGTGTTATGTAAGTAACAGATGTTATTTGGGCTGTTATGTGGATTTCTAATACCACAAAGATATTCTCCATCTTGAAAACGTTTTGTATAACATTGAATAGTTCCTGGCTCAATATTAAGAGTAGGATCTGATTCCGGATCCATTCCTACAGATTTGAGTAGAAGAGCATATGGATTTCCAAATATTGTAAGATTATCTCCATCAATTGTAATTTTGCCTGTTCTAAGCCTGGTTACATATTGATTGATAATTTTACGTTTCTCTAATCGGAACCATGTACTATTTCCAAAATCCTTATTCCAATCATATAAATCTGCCAGCATCTCATAATGATTTATTATCGTAGCATTCTTCCTAAGATACTGTACATAAAGATTGTTATCATCTTTCATACCTTCTACATAATCTACGCTGGTTCTTGCCAGTTTACGCACATCATCAGTAGAGCAAGGAGATGGAACATCTATATTATAGGAAGGAAGAGTATTAACCATCTGATAACTCATCTGCTGCACACCGCCTAATTTACTTGGATGATCAGTTTTTACTATCCCCCAGTAAGATCCATCGGCATTTACGCGATCACACCAATACTTATAAGCTTCAGCAGGAGTATTACCCATTAAATTCATGAATTTCTTCCATTTAATAGCATTATCAGTTGTGATCATGCGAATATCCTTGAGTTTATGCCAAACTCCGAACATGTCCTGTATTGCATAAGTTTCATAATCATGTCCAGTTTTTTCACACCAATCTTTAAAGAATAACTGAATATGAGTACGAATTCCGCATGCCTTAAAGAAATGCTGCCTTAAAAGAGCCATACCATTAACCCATTCCGGCAAAATATCAGATTCAATCAGCATTTCTCCATCCCAGAGAGTATTTTTTACCTCGGTTTCTTCATCATGAACGACACATTTCTTTTTTATAACATTTACTCGTTTATATCTCTTAGTATATTTCGGAGTAACACCGTCTTTTAAAAATTTTCCTTCAGCAATAGCTCTTTGCTTTGCAATTTCTGTAGCAGTTTCATCCAGAACTTTTTCCTGAACTACATAATCCTCAGCTTTTACGATCTTGGCTATTGTCTTGTAGAAACTATCCGTATCTTTAATAATAAGAATGGCTTCTACAGGACAATAGAACTTTCCAACTATTGTACTGGTTGTGAGAGGAGCATATGCCGACATCTCTACAATCTTAGCATTTTCCATCGGCATTTTCTTTCCAAGACCTATCGTCAGCCAGTTATATGCTTTTTTATAAAGCTTTGAGTTAATAAACATCACCTGTCCGACTTTTGCCTTAGAAGAGTTGCGGTATAGCATTTTATAATTAATAACAGTCTTTTTTTCACCTTCTTTCTTTGTATATGAAGAAATGTATTCAACATTTACACCGTTTTCATAGAATATTTCCCGGATTTCATCTTTGGAACATTTCATATAATTGTCTTTATTATCAATTACATTTCGAAATATTGCTCGAATACGTTCCTTGGATTCCTCAGATAAAGATTTATCATGTTCAAATGGTCCAAACTGCTTTAGCAAGTGATCCATTTCTTCTTCATAACTACGACTTCCAAAATCAAAATCAAGACAGATAATGTCTCGTGTACTGGTATCATTCCAAACATTAAGTCCATTCTGTATAATATAATCACTGAATAGACTGTTGCTGAACATTGCTTCAGTATAATCGTACCGGTTTCTGACTCCCTGGTTATATCCAAAGAGAGTACCGGCCTTTATATTTTTTATTTTTAATCCAAATTCAGACAAATGATATTTCTCCTTCCTCTATATTGTATTGCATCAATAACATTTCCAATAGTAGGATATGGTTTTGTATATTTTTGCATAATAGTAATCCTTTTGTATTTTATTTAAATTCTAAGATTTAGATTTCTAGTACTGATTGTTCCATAATTATTATTAGAAATTGCAGGTATACAGATTGAAGAAATTGTTTCAGACTCTGCAATTCTAAGTTTCATTTTTTTTGTAACTTTCTTCTCTTTTTTATTTAATTTTTTATATTCTTTCTTTAAATAACAATATTCTTGTTGCAATTTATTTTTCTCAAAGAAATTTTTACTGTTTTTTAATTCTGACTTTAATTTAGAGATTCGTTTACGAATTTGTTTCACAGTCGATCCGTTTATATCTTTTACTTTTTTCTGATACCTAAATTCATAATACTTACGTAATTCAGAAGAAAAACAATTCATCAGATCGAACCATTTTGCCAATTCAATCTCTTCGATATCAACAGATTTAGCATAATCAATAATATCCTTGACAAATTCTAAAGTAAGAATGAATGTTTCATATTTTAAAGTGCTTTTAAACATACGAAATTCAATGGTATCCTTATGCTGTAAATTCAATGCAGCACGTTTACCTTTATCCTTATACTTACCATACAGTTCAACTATTGAATCTTCATTTTGCTTTTCACCGGCAAATTCACTATAGTCATTGTCGCGCCTTGCAATCACACAAATTTCATTATTAAATTTTTCAAGAATATAAAGGATCTTAGATATAACTAACTCTTGTGATATTCTTGATTTCCCTAAATAGCTACGATTCGCATGAATATGTAATCCGGCAGTTTCACAATCATGACCTTTATATCCTTCTTTATCAAGATATTCGAACATTTCACGGTAGTTCATTTTGTTCTTATGAAATTCCAAACTGCATGGCATAGTGTCAAATTCAATCTGTACAGTGCTATCATGTGTACTGTAAATAAGATTTTCTTCATCACTATCAGATCCATTCATAATCTGAATACATTTTTTCACTGTGGAATTTTTGTCATTATCAGAAGTGACATTATTATTTCCACCTACTTCAATCTCTGCTCCGAGCAGGAGAGTAGTATCTTCTGATTCTCCAGGCATAAAATGTTTTATGTATTTTGGGACATAATTAAATTGATGAATGTAAGTTTTGAATCGACTTGAGACAAAACTACGAAAGTATCCTCTCTCAAATTCACAACTATTAGAAGATGCCCTTACATTATCTATTAGCCTATTAAAATTGTTAATATTGTTAATATTAAGTTCCTCTTCAAAAGTAGATGTTACTTCAGACCTACGACCTCTTTGCGTAGATGATGGTTCAAGGTGACACAAACGTATAGCACAAAGTATGGTTCCATCACAGTTATATACATATGCTTTATTACACGTAGTATCGTATAAGATTCTGCCATGAATACAATTGCTGTTTCTACTTTGTTCTGCCAATACACTATTAAGTAATTCAAAATCATTCCCGCCATATTCACGTCTATTCATATTTTCGAGTTTTGTTATTATTTGACGTCTATGTGAATCTGTGTCACATTCATGATAGATATTGCTATGTAATTTTAATGCATCATTAATAATTTCAGCGTAATCATGAGGAAGATAATATGTATTATATTCATTATCAACAATATAACAGGCATCACCTCTATATCCTAAATGAGTATAATTAATAATTTTCCCATTTACTGAATATGGATAATGTAAATTTAAATCGAATGTTTGCCATCTATTTTTAAATCTTATGATTGGTAAATAACTCATATTTTTAATAGGTAAGAGCACCGGCAGGCACTCTTACCATTCCCTCCTTATCTTAAAGTACACGTTTCCAATATTCTTCGTCTTCATATTCTTCATCAGTCATACGTAATAAATGCATTTCCTGCATAAGCTGTGTAAAATCAGATTCGAAAAGTTTTACTGCCAGGTCATATAATTCATCAAGCATATTAAGTACTTTTTCAATAAAATCAAGAATAGAATAGCATTTTCTATGTCCTGGTTCTGCATTATAATTTTTCATGCGTATCTTAACATTTTTATGATAAATCTCGTCAAACCTTGCGTATAAGTAAGACCATCGACTCTGGGCCAGCTCTGGTGATCTTCGTCTCATTACTCTGTTCAGCATCATACGTTTTGTTGGAGCCGGTACATTTCTGGAGATAGCATTAATGACATCCTGTTTTTCGGCTATTGTCTGAGTTAATCTGCCACAACGATTATTTAAATGTACAATTTCTTTCTCCCTCTCTTCAATAATTTTCTGAGCAGCGATAAGACCACGAGCTACGATCTCGGCTGGTGTCATATTTTCCTGATTACGGATGTAAGCACCATTCTTGCGGATAGAGGGGAGCACTTCTGAAGTAACCCAGTGCTTAAACTCTTTTGCTGATGGAAGCTTGCTGCTGAGAATGAGAGAGTAGAGACCGGATTCGTTAATGAGTGTTGTTTTGCTCTTATAATTAGAACCACTGTCGGGAATCACGACACTGGTTTTATCCTCATTATCTATATGGCGACTTAATGCATCTCTAGTATTAGAATATCCCAATGCAGTAGCTACATCCTTACCAACGAACCAAGGTTCTCCATCAATTTCTACAGTTCTCAGCTCACCAAATTCTGGATGAACTAGATTCTTGAAAACTGTCACCTCTGAGGCAGCAGTGGTAGTAGTAGAAGAAGATGTAGAAGAGTTGTTTTTGTTCTGCATATAATCAAACATTGAAATCTGCTTATTATCATCCACCGGAGTATTCATCCCTGGGATAGGATCCATTCCAAGTGCTGTTCTCATTGTTGGGTCTGTAAGAACTTCTTCTGGTACGTCTTCAAATTTGGATTCTGGTTTTGTGTTTGTTGTATAAGTACTCATTTTGTTTTTCTCCTTTATTGTTTAATTAAATTTGTTATCATCATTTTGATCATATTTAATTTCTTCATCATCATATTCATCAGTATCAGATGCAGCACATAAAGCCCAACATCCAATACCGGTTAATACAAATAAAAGAATACATATAAGTATTACCATGATTTATCCCCCTATTGTGGTATATTACATATTGAAATTTCTTTTTCTCCTATAATATGGAAGAAATCCGGTTCATTATGTGTTTCTTTCAGCCAGGTTTTAACTACCCCCGTTAGGCGTTCAGAAAGATCATTGAGTTGTTCAGTAGTATAAGCTGTTCTACTATCTAACCAGTCATCTACAAGATCACCAACGTTTGCCTCTGCTTCCTCCCAGACAACTTCAAGAACTCTTTCTGCATCAACAGAGATTTCATATGGTCTAAGTTCCTGAATTGTAATTGATTTGATTTTTACATTTTCTTCTGCAAAATAGTCTTGAGCGTCTGCAATGCATTCTTCTATAGAGTCAAATGCTGTAGCAGAAGTGTAATCACTGTCACGTTCTAACTGCCAAGCATATTTTGTATCTTTATGTTCTTTGCTCTGCATAATTTAATTATTTCCGTCCTTTCGAGAAGTAGTGTTGTTTGGATCATCCGGATACAGATATCTTTCTATATAATCGCGACCTTCACCTGTGAATCGTGGAATATCGAAGTCATGAGACCATGTATCTGCTGTAATTTGTTTACCATTTAATAAGAAAGAACTATGAGCAGATCTGATGATACAGGTACCGCGCTGTTTGTAAATTTTAAGTTTGTTCCAGTCAATATCTTTTTGCTGAATAAGCATTTCTATGATTTCTTGATTACATTTACCATTTAGTTCGGTCTGAGAAAAATGTGCTTGACCAACCATTTGAATAGAGTTACGAATTGCATCCTGCTGTCTCCAGTTAAAGTAGTTTGTGACTTCTTCTCGTGGGAGATTGAATACACATGCAGCAAATTCTGCTCCTTTGAGTAATGCACGATCATAGCTGTGGTTTGGAGAATAATATCTTCTGCCGATAATTTTTACTAATTCTTTAAATTTTTGATTGAAATAATTAGTGGCCATAGATGCTGCTATAGAAGCAAGTTTCTGGACCCGGTTATCAAACCATGGTGAAGTTTCAAGTTTCTCATAATCAATAAGAAGAAGATTAATTTCATCTGATTGAGTATAAGCCAGGACACAGCCCTGGATATTTCTACAGAGGTATTCTGCAGTATAGCGCATAGCAGCCATAAGTACCTGATCAAATGGTTTTTTGAATCCCCTGGTAAAAGTATGGAATGCACGACCATCGATTTGGATGATCACTGGAGTACGAGGGATTAGATGAGCATCTGTAATTGATTTGTAGGATCTCATTCTGAGATCGTATTCTGTTTGATGTGACATTTTGGTTTGTCCTCCTGTTATTTATTGCTAAGGTTTACGAGTTATTGATGTGTTATTTAATGTTATTGAATTATCAAAACAAGTTGTATATTTTCTTTGCATACTGAGTTAATTTAGTTTGTTTTGATAATGAGATAATAGCATAGGAAGATGGATTTGTCAAGAAAAGAAGTTAAATTAACTGAAATATTTGAGATTATGCGTTTGAAAATATGGACGGTAGATGGGGGTTGGAGGGTAGTGTGAGATGAGATTTGAGGAGTGTGGAACAATATGGGCGGTGATTATAGGAGTTTGGCGATGTGGGGAGCGTTACATTTTAATAGGAAGAGAGGGCGTATTTTTCAAGTCAGTGTGGAAGTTAACCGGCTTAGGTCTTTCTGGGTAATTTTAGCCCATTTTGGCGTTAAAAGTACCCCCTTTTTGAGTAATTCCAATTACTGCTAATTTTATGCATAATATAGCTAATTTTATGCATATATACATGTTTTATGCACGAATTATGTATTTATATGAATAAATATTCTATAACTTTTTTTATACATTTTCATTTTTAGACAAATGATTTTGGTATTATATAGTTGTCCGAAGGGACGGTAAACACTTGAGCGGTTCAATTGAATATCGCGAACATGCAAATACATGTGATATGTCCAATGCCCATGTGGGGCGCATATCATAAGTAAAAGCATTTTCAAAGTATTCCGTAGTATCGCAATTAAGACGCTGATTTTTCAGCAGTCCATCCCCCTTTATCATACAGGGCTAAAGTGTGGTTCGTGACAGTCGCTGTCAAGAAATGAAAATGCGACAGGGAATAACAACCCTATATCAATGTTACCATTTGTCGAAAAGGCGTTCCCATGGAAATTTCTATGTGAATGCGGTATGTTCAATCTTAAGTGGCAGACAGGCAAACGGCTTGCGCTAATATAGGCAAGAAAAAAGTTTTGAAAGTCGCTGAAAAGCATGGTAGGCAATAACCCTAACAAGGGGGCGCGGAAAAGCGTTAAAGTACCGTAGGTGGGCGGTATATGCGAGCGAATAAAGTAGTAGTTCGGTCATATGAAAAAGGATGACAGCACGTAGCCGGCTAAATAGGCACGAACCGGTTTCAAAGTACCGAAGTAGGCACATGGGAAAAAGCGTAACAGTTCCAACGTGACGCAGACTCCCGTAAAAGTGGTATATCGGATTCCTGTCCGGCATATTGAATA